TATAATGTCAACTAGAAAATGACACAGCAGATCAAAAAAAGAAAAATTCTTTTATTGTCGGACCATCCGCTATCGAGTTCTGGCGTGGGTACGCAAGCAAGATACCTGATTAAGGGACTTATCGATACAGGAAAATATTCATTTATCTGCTTTGGCGGTGCTGTAAAGCATGAAGATTATCGCCAAGTAAATATCTCTCCAGATTTGGTGATTAAGCCAACAGACGGTTTTGGTAATCGTGATCTGCTTCGATTGACTCTGGCTCAAGAAAAGCCAGACGTGATGATGTTGTTTACAGATCCTCGCTTTTTCGTGTGGTGTTGGGAGATGTCTGAGGAAATTCACCAGATATGTCCGATCGCATACAACCATCTTTGGGATAATTTTCCAGCACCAGAATTCAATAAAGTACTTTACGAGTCGACAGATCTAGTCAATTGCATTAATTGGCCGACCTATACCTTTTGTAAAGAGTGGTTCCCTGAAAAGACCAACTTTATTCCTCATGCGGTCCCTCGAGAGATCTTTTACCCGATGAAGGATGAAGATATAGCAAAGAACAAGAAGTTGATTCTTAAAGGGAGGAGAGAGGACACGTTCATCGGTTTCTGGGTGAGCCGGAATGCACGAAGGAAGGTACCAGGAGATGTACTTGATTCGTGGAAATTGTTCTTAGATAAACTTGAAGCAAAGCATGGTCATAGGAATGCAGTTTTGGTGATGCATACCGACCCATTAGATCAAGAAGGACCAAATCTGCATCATGTAGTTAATATGCTTAAGCTTCAAGATCATGTAATCTTTTCGACAGATCGTTTAGATTTCGATAAGATGAATGTGCTCTACAACGTTGCAGATTTCACAACACTTATTTCTTTGAATGAAGGCTTTGGGCTCTCGTTACTTGAAAGTATGATGACAGCCACTCCAGTAATTGCGCTGAAGACCGGTGGCATGACAAGACAAGTTGTCGATCATCGTGATGGAACTGAAAACGGAATTGCACTAGAACCTGAAGTGAAATCACTTGTCGGATCCCAGCTGGTACCATACATCTATGAAGATTTGATCTCAAATAACTCTGTTGCAGAGTCATTTCTTCAGATGTATGAGTATGGTCCGCAGAAACGGCGCGAACTTGGAATGAAAGCTTTGCAGTATGTCTCAAGTGAGTTCTCGATAGAGAACCTAATTCAAAAATGGGATGAATCATTGACAAAATTGATTGATGGCTGGAATGAAAATAAGACATCAACAAAACAGTGGGCGTGCATCGAACTCTAAAGGAAGAATTGAATAATGAAATCAGTTTTGTTACGCGGACCGATTTTGACAGAGTCTGGATACGGTGTTCATGCCCGACAATTAGCTAGGTGGTTGATTGAACGAAATTCGAACTTGACAGTTCAGTGTTTGAACTGGGGTGATACTCCCTGGATCGTTGATCCATCACGTGAAAATGGCTTGATCGATGCAATTATGCAACGAACAAATTCGCAACAGCAAATCTATGATGTGTCATTTCAATTGCAGTTGCCAAATGAGTGGGATCCAAATGCAGGAAAATATAATGTTGGTGTAACTGCTGCTGTTGAGACGGATGTTTGCAATCCTGAATGGATCGCAGCTTGCAATAGAATGCATGCAGTTGTTGTACCTAGCACGTTTACACGAGATGTGTTGGTCAAAACAGGCAAAGTTACATCAAAGCTGTTAGTTGTTCCAGAGTCATTTACAGATTCATGTGTTAAGCAAGACTTAGATGACGCAATCGATCTAACGAGTGAGATTAAGACAAATTTCAATTTTCTACTTTTTGGGCAGCTTACAGGTAACAATCCACTAAATGATCGTAAAAATTTGTTCTTTACACTAAAGTGGATTTGCGACACATTCAAAGATGATAAAGATGTAGGCATCGTGATCAAAACGAATGCCGGCCGTATGTCACTAATCGATCGTAAAGTATGTGTCGATATGTTCAAACAGATTGTAAAAGAAGTTAGGAAGAGTGAATTTCCAAAAATTTACATGCTTCACGGAATGATGAACGATGATCAAGTTGCTTCATTGTATCGAAGTGATAAGATCAAAGCGCTTGTTTCAGCAACGCGAGGTGAAGGATTCGGTTTGCCTCTTCTAGAAGCTGCAGCAAGTGGACTTCCGATCGTTGCAACGAATTGGTCAGGACACTTAGACTTTCTAAAGACAGGGAAATTCATCAGCGTAGATTATGATTTGAAAGATATCCATGAATCGCGTGTCGACAACAAAATCTTTATGAAAGGTTCTAAATGGGCAGAACCTCGTGAAGATGACTTTAAGCGAAAGATCAAAAAGCTTCGTACAAGTTATAGCACACCCAAAGATTGGGCGCAAAGTCTAAAAAAGAATGTGACATCAGAATTTTCATTCGACTCCATTAAAGAAAAGTGGGAAGCTAATTTTAAGGATGTATTGTGATGTCAACCATCATCATTGTTGTTTTGATTATAGCTTTAATAACAATTACAACAACTTCTGTGTTTATAATTTCAAGATTAACGAATATAATTTACGATATAGGTGAGCAAATCGAAGAGTCACTAGATTTAATTGATAAAAGTTATCATGAAATTGGGAGAGTATTGACATTTCCAATCTTTCATGATGACCCTGTTGTACGGCAGACGGTGGGTGCAATAAAACGAGCACACAACGCATTGCTTCTTGTTGCGAATAAGATCTCGGCGCACCCAAAGTTGAAATTGAAAAAACAAAATGACCGATCAAACACAGACCAAGAATAATCAAAATGTAAGTGATATAGTTGTTTGTCACGAAGTTGCTGTAACGATAGTATCAGAAGGTGTAGTCGGCCCCAAGCCGACACAGAAAAGAAGAATTCGCAAGCGTAAAAGTAATGGTGAACCGACTAAACCATATTTTACTAGTGATACACAAGCTGCCATTGTAGAATATCAGCAATGCACCATTGATGATAAGAAGCAGCGAGAGTTACTTTACATTTCAAGGATCTTACCAGCTTTTGAAAAGCTTGTAGAAAATCTAATCAATATTCATAAATTTACAAGTTTGCACGACACATTCGACGAACTTAAATTAGATTGCATTAGCTTTTTATTTGAAACGATTCACAAGTTCGATTCCACCCGCGGATCAAATGCATTTTCATACTTCAATGTTGTTGCCAAAAATTGGCTAATCATTAAAACGAAGCAGAAGATTCTTAAGACAAAGAAAAATGTCAGTATAAATGATGAAAGTGCTATGTCATATAGCGATCTAAAGATTCTTGAAGATTGGAATCATGTACCATCACAAGAATTGCTTGTAGAAAACAAGAATACAGCTGAAAATATTGTTACACTTCTAAATGACATAAAGTCAAGAATTGCCAGCGATAACGAAAAAGCGTGTATCGACTCGATCATATCGATTTTCCAAAATATAGATGACATTGATCTTGTCAACAAAAGTGCAGTGTTTTTGTATATGAGAGAAATGTCAGGGCTAACATCGAAACAGCTTTCGACGACAATGCAGATAATTAAAAAGCATTACAGGCGAATGAAACTTGACGCCAAGTACAAATTATTCATATGACAAACGAATCGACACAAGATCTAATCGATTTAGATTATAAAAAAGTAAAGAAAAAGCTAGATTCATTTACAAAACTACTTGATGAGATCGATGCCATCGCTGATAAAAAGAAAGCGTTGTGGAAAGAGATCTACGAAAATGCCGTGATGGATCGTGAAAATGCGTTTATCATGTTCACGAAGCTATATCAATTTACATATAATGATTCTGCTGCACATGCAATTCATGGTGGAACGATAACGAAGTATCTTGAACGTATGAATAAAGCGAATGATCAACTAATCAAATTAGCTGAGCTGCTGCAGAATGCCGAGGCGAAATCAGAAGAAATCAATTCTGAAGATATGTTCCGGCAGATCCAAGGACACTAGATAATGTTTAAGAATGAATATTCTGCAAATCGTGCTCATGAATTTGCGGCAATTCCTGATTCTGTTGTTAGAGGTTCATATGATGATATTGGTGAACGACTAACGACATTAAACAATAATCAAAGTACATTCAAGTCAGCAATTGTTAGAGAAGTGATATTCGATCCTGCACTGCTCGATGATACGAGAATCGCAGAATTAGTCGAAAAATATAGCATTGCTGAGACTGCATATATCAAATCTCTTCCTAGACACACAGTGCTGGCGCAATACACGACATCAGAAAATAGTCTAACGACTACGCCGATGTTTTTCTTTCCATTTTTTCCACCTCATATGATTTTACCAATCAAAGCTGGTGAGAAAGTTTGGACATTTTGTGAAAGTGGAAAAGTAATTGACTATGGATATTGGATCTGTAGAATATCAGAACCAAGAAATGTTGATGATCTTAATTTCACACACTCTGATCGAAAGTTTGACTTCGCAACGAAAAAAGGCGAAGCACCAACATTCGCCAATGGTCCCAGGGTTGAAGAAAAAATCAAAGGTGAAAAGGTCGTTACTGTAGACCCGTCAAAATTGTCGCTTGTTTCAGGGAAAAATCAGCCGTCACCAGAAAAAGAATTCGAGAATATTCTAAAGGACTCTGATGCTGGTGTGTTGACTGACTATGAAGCTGTTCCGCGTTTTACAGCCAGACCGGGTGACTTTATTCTGCAAGGAAGTAATAATACACTTATATCACTTGGGACCGATCGTGTAGCTGATCCGTGCGAAGTTGAAACGAATACATCTGCCAAAAACAGAAAAGGCAAACGTGCTAAAGGTAAGCCAAAGTCAGACGTATCAGGTAAAGCTGGGACGATTGATATCGTAGCTGGTCGTGGACAGTCAGATAAGACGAAGCAAAAAGAAATAAAAAATACGCTTGGAAAATTTGAAACTGATAAGCAGATTGATGCTCCAAAAGAAGGGAATCCTGACTTTGATAGTGATCTAAGCAGAATCTATGTCTCCATGAATACTGGCGTGGATGAAAACTTCAAGATCAAGTTTCAAGATTCACAAAATAAATCGAAGCGGATCACATCGACAAATCCAGATTCAGCCATCGTTGTGAAATCGAATCAACTACGCTTGATTGCCCGTAATGAGATCAGGATGATGGTTCAGGTCAAGCCTGATGATGACCCATCTAAGTGTGCGACAATCATTCTCCGCTCATCTGGTGACATCGTGCTATTGCCAGCGAAGGACGGTGTAGTACGACTTGGTGCTGAGGATGCAGATAAAGCAATTTTGTGTGCTAATACAGCTGGTCCTGTAACAGGTGGGACTGTGTCAGGTACACCAATTGTATTAGAAGCAAATTTGCCTAAGGGAGCTACATTAGGTGATGGACTTGTTGGCGGCATATTTGCATCAAAAGTCGTCGTGAAATAACTAAGTGAATTAAATAATGATATGGCATCATATAGCTTTAAAAATGTTGGTGTAACGACAGAAGATAAAAAATCACAGCTGGATACGCTAACTAGTTCTGATGCGACAACATATTATAGCATTGCAACGCCTCTGCAGTTAGGGTCTGATAGTGAAGGAATTCTTCACATGCACACCGCGATCGCAGACCAGGTTTCAGATAATTTGCGAAATCTTATCTTGACAAACTGGGGTGAACGTGTTGGAAAATATAAATTTGGTGCCAACTTACGCGAGTTAACGACAGAGATTGTGACGCAAGAAAACTTTGACGCTGCTGCAATGCAACGAATCAGAAATGCTACAGCACAATGGATGCCTTATGTGAATCTCAAAGAATATGCATCATCGATTGATAAGACAGATTCGACACGTCCGACAGGAAAGATCGATATAATGGTGACATATAGCATTACAGGAATTGCCGATAATATCGATAGGTCTGTGCAAGTAAGCTTGTATATTATCTAGCAGCTATATTTAGAAATCGGAATTCGTAGTGATTAGGAAATCTATAATATGCCAAATGATGCAGTAAAAAAGGAAATTAGAGAAAGAAAGTATCTCAACAAAACGTTCGAGGGCTTTCAAAAAGATCTCCTTGATTATGCTAGAACATATTACGGGAATAGAATAAAAGACTTTTCCGACTCTAGCTTGGGCGGAATGTTTTTAGATCTAGCATCATATGTTGGTGATTCAACAGCATTCTATCTTGATCACCAGTTTAGTGAGCTAAATCCACTTGAAGCAATCGAGTCTGTAAATGTAGAATCGCATCTTCAGAATGCTGGTGTTGAAATTACCGGGGCTGCCGCGGCTGTTGTGAATGTAGATTTCACAATTAGCATCCCGGCTTCATCGACAGATGCAACAAAAATTAAAGCAGACCTGCTACCGATCATTAGGAAAAACACGACTGTCGGTGCTGAAAATGGTGTTGAATTCTTCTTATTAGAAGACATTGATTTTTCTGAAACTGACAAAAATGGAAATTATCTCGCAACAATTGTGCTTGATGAAACCGACGCTGATGGTGTTCCATTATCATATGCAGTTACGAGACAATCACTTTGTGTGTCCGGACAATATGTAGAAGAAACATTTTCGTTAGGTACATTTACAGCGTTTCGAAAAATTGTGCTAAATAATCAGCATGTTACATTGCTAATGGCAGTTTATGACGATGAAGGTAACATATACCACGAAGTAAACGATCTATCAGAAGATACAATCTATAAAGCTATCACCAATAAAGGCGCTGATAATGATCTAGTAAAAGATACGCTGGTCGTTATCCCTGCACCTTATCGATTTAAACGGACTGTCGATCTTGCGTCTAGAACAACGACTCTTACATTTGGCGGAGGCTCAGCTGAAACGCTCGAGGATGATATTATCCCTGATCCAAGTCAATTTGCTTTACCTCTATATGGTAAGAAAACGTTTCCAATCACATCGATTAATCCAAATAATCTGCTAAAAACAAAGACGCTTGGGATAACAGCTGTCAATACAACACTTCATGTCAACTACTATGCTGGTGGCGGATTATCACATAACGTTGAAGTAGGTGCAATTAGCGAATTGCTGCAAGTGATTATGGACTTTCCGACAGCAACGAGCATTCAGCAGATGACAAATGTAAAGTCGTCTATGACTGTTACCAACAACGCTCCAGCAGCTGGTGGCGATGATCCACCTGATGTCGATACACTTCGTGCACTTATTCCACAAGCAAATAATTCGCAATCGAGAATCGTGTCTAAAGAAGATCTTCTTGCAAGGATTTACACACTCCCGGCAAACTTCGGAAGAGTATTCAGAGCAGCAATTCGTCCGAATATAACAAATCCAAATGCAGCAGAACTGTATGTAGTCTCTAAAGACAGTAGTTCGAATTTGTCGATTTGCACAGACACATTGAAAAATAACATCAGAACATATATCAATCAATACCGTCTCATCTCTGATGCAGTCGATATTCTCGATGCCAGAGTAATCAACTTACAATTGCAGTTTGAAGTATCAACAGATACAGGATTCCAGAAACAGCAAGTAATGCTTCAAATCCTTAAGTCACTCAAAAGATACTTTGAAATTGCCAACTTTCATATTGATCAACCAATCGTGATATCTGATATCATTTCACTAATTTATAGTGCAAATGGTGTTGTTGCAGTAAATAACAGAAACAATTCAGGGATGGTCAAATTTACGAATCTTGTTGGAACCGTGAATGGTCGGGCATACAGTACGGTTTCACATGATATCGAAAAGTATACAATTCGTGGTCTACTTGTTCCTCCACCAGGCGGAATATTCGAGATAAAGTATCCAGATATTGACATCATTTCTGTATGATGTAATAAGAATGAATAAGCATGTATAAAGTACTCAGGTCGGTAAAAGACGCATACATAACAGATCAAGTCGTTAGAGGAGTTCGCGCTCATTCAGCCAATACTGGAAAAGCCGGCACAATCAACTTATTCAAGCTATATGGTGTCACTCAAACAGATAACATCGACAATATTGAATTATCAAGAGGATTGATTAAATTCGACATTGATGGCTTAAGACAGCTTCATTCAAGCAACAAAATTGACATCACAGATTCATCCTTTCGTTGCTTTATCAAGTTATTCGATGTTTATGGCGGTCAAACAACACCTGCAGAATTTGATCTTGATGTTTGTCCTCTTGCAAAGAATTTTGTAGAAGGAATCGGAAAAGACGTTCTGTACTATAAAGATTCTGACATTGTTAATTTTTTGACTGCATCTCAGCTAGCTGTCTGGACATTATCTGGTGCAAATTCGAAAGGAACAATCGGCGATGGATCAGCTGACGTATTTGTGAGTTCGAGCTTTGGATCTCTTGTAAAATCACAACATTTTACAGACGGAACTGAAGACCTATATGTCGATGTTACACACATTATGTCTGCAACACTGACAAACCAGCTGCAAGATCACGGATTCAGAATATCATTTTCAGAATCTCAAGAAAATGATCAGTATACTCGATTTATCAAGCGATTTGTTACAAAAGATGCGCATGATAAAACACGACATCCGCAATTAATTGTTCACTATAATGACAGTATATCTGCTGACAATGGACAGCTTGTATATGACGGCCCGAATCAAGTAATACTTTACAACAAGGTCAGAAATGTTCATACGAACATAATGTCTGCGTCTACGACAGTCTCTGGTACAAATTGCATTCTTGCAACAGCGTGGATTTCGGCAAGCAACTATTCGCTTACGTTTACTGGTTCACAATATAAAAACATGGCAGGCATATACTTTGCGAACATTGAGATCGATTCTACAAATTCATTTTTCTCACAAATCACTAATTCCGGTAAAGCTACATTCACATTAAAGTGGGAATCACTGGATCAAACAGTCTGTTATTCTTCATCATCGTATGAAATTTCACTTCCTGATCGTATTGATACGAATGTAACGAATAAAGAATATTTTGTAACAGGATTGATCAACTCAGAGTGTTCTAAAGATGAAACAGTTAGGGTTCGAGTTCACATCGAAGATATCGATACACCTTATGTGACGTATGTAAAAACACCTTACATAACGCCATCTGCGTTTCCAACAGATGTTCTGTATTCTATCAGAAATGCAACGTCGAATGATGTAGTCATTCCGTTCGACTATACATACAAATCAACGAAACTTAGCAATGACTCGCAGACACTTTGGTTTGATTTAGATATGTCAAGTCTATATGTTGGACAGCAATATGAAATTGATATCGTAGTCATCGAAAATGACATTAAAAAATACTACAAAGATGTCGCATCTAAATTCAAGGTAATAGCTTGATAGGAAATTTGAGTTGATATGGCTAATGATGTTCCACAGAAGCTAACAAAGGCAGAAGTTGATGCTATATTAGCTAATTCGTATCAACAGACAACAACTCTTGATGATGTTGCAGACACGAATATCCAGAACACAAGATCATTTTTATATGATGTTCCAGGGACCGGTCTCAAATCAACGCAGCAAGTTAATGTCGATTGGTCGAAGTTTGAAAATCATACATTCTTTAATTCAGCTGAAGTCAATGTTAACGTAGCATTCGACAAAATCATCAACAAATTTCCATTCGACGGAACTAAACAAGAAACACAAGATTTTTTTGAACAGCTGTCTGGATTTGAAAAATATGTGCTTGATAGATTTCCAAAAAATGTAGGAAGCTTGATATTTTCAGGAACACAGGTTGGTGAAAATAACAATAACGGCACTAAAATAATAGTCAAGGATTATGCCGGAAGCTTATATCCAGAACTATCAAAAATTAAGACAGGCCAGCAAATACTTGACCCAACAAGTAAGTCATGGACACTCGAATTTCATATTCTAGTCCCAGATCAAAGTAACGACAAGCAAGTCATAATCCAAAGATTGTTAGATCAGTCAACAGGCTTTGTTGTTTATCTTGAGCAAAGCAGTACATCGACAGTTGATGGCAAATTTTTAGTTATGACAGGCGGCAAAAAACTATCTGTCACATTTACACTAACAAAAGGTCAATTCTCACACGTTTGCCTGCAGCATGACAAGTCTACATCATTGCATTCGCTAAATGCGTATGTAGATTTAGTTTTTAGTACATCTAGCAAAAAGATGTCGCTGTCTGACATCGTTACAACAAATACGACCCTTATCATAGGCTCTGGATCATCATTTTACGATGTTGATAATATCCTCTTCACACCACAACAATCATTCTCGGGTCAACTGGATGAGTTTAGATTTTTTCATGAGCTAAGATCATATCAGCAACTTGAACAATTTGCAAAAAAATCGATCTACGCATCAGATACACTCAAGCTATATCTGAAATTCAATGAGCCGACAGGATTGCTTGGAGCATCGCAAGGTGAATCGATTAATCAAATTGTACTAGACAGTTCTGGAAATTCGCTTCATTCACTGATTGACACAGCAGGATTCTGGACAAATCTTCGAAGCACAACTTCACCTATCACATATGAACGTGTCGATTTATCGCCTATCTTGTTTACGTCTAATGTAGATGTTGCGGCACTGAACAATTCATTGCTAGCTGAAGCTGTCGAATATGATAAAGCGAATCCAAACATTATCACGAAACTAGTTCCACAACACTATCTTGTAGAAGGACAATTAGCCGACGGTCTAGACACCCAAGAAGGAACCATCGGTTCGCAATATAAAAGCAATTCGATCCCAGGCTCAGGGCAACTTGGATCAACACAAATTATGTTGTCATTTCTGTATATCTGGGCCAAGTTCTTCGATGAATTAAAAATATTTGTCGATGCATTTGGAAAATTGTACAGAATCGACTACGAGACGAATGACACAATTCCTGATAACTTCTTGGGAATGATCTATAAGTTTCTTGGATTTAACACGCCACCGATGTTCATTGATTCGAGCATCGAACAGTATATAGAAGCTGAAAATGTTGGATTCGATATTTCACGTGGTGCAGAACCGCTAAGATCAATTCAAAATCAGATTCTTCGTAGAATCCTTGTTTCGCTAAGAACGATTATTAGATCTAAAGGTACACTGCGAAGTGTGAAATCATTCTTACGTTCGATGGGGATCGACCCAAATGAAACATTTAGAATCATCGAATATGGAGGACCTACAGCCAGAGGACTTTCATATTCTAGGACAGACCATACGGGAAATTTGCTATGGGCACAATTTTTTAATGGACAAAACTCTACACTTTCAACTGCTTACCTAAACTCTACAAGAGTTGAGCCAGGATTTCCAGAGCAAACATTTACATCCTCGGATGGGTTGCTGACGTCAGGTTCATGGACTTATGAAGCACTCTACAGATTCCAGCCAAATCGTACACTTACATCTGTGAATCAAAGCTTAGCAAGAATTTGCACAACAGGAAGTAACTCTTCTTTCGGCGGCATTCAATATAATCTTATTGCAAACACATCGACTGTGACATTGTACGGACGACCATCGGCACTCCCTGGGTTGGCCGATGCACCAATTCTTAAGGTGTCAATACCTGAAAATATATTTGATGGTGATGACTGGAATGTGTCGTTCGGAAGAACACGAAGTGATGCAATTCCTGCAGCATCATCGTCATACTTTTTACGAATTGCAAAAATAGGATCTGACGAGTCTGTCAAATATTCTACATCATCATACTATAACGAACTTGGCGAGTCTAGCGACAATACAAAAAATTCGTTAGGTGTACTTTCGTCGTTGTGGAATGCGTCCGGATCATATATCACCGTAGGAAATCAAACAGTACAAGACGGCGCGGCATCATCATATACATTCTTGAATAATTCACTATATGTGACAGATTCTGTGACAAGACAAACAAATTTTGAAGGTGATATATCGCATATCAGATTCTGGTCAAAAGCATTATCACAGCAAGAATGGGATGAGCATATCAGAAACTTTGAATCATTTGGTGTCGATGATCCAAGGGTGAATTATAGCTTTAACACAACATCAAGTGGTTCATTCGAACGACTCAGGCTAGACATATCGATGAATCAAGACGTTATGTCTGCAGACGTTAATGGAAACATTAAGTTTTTTGATTATTCACAAAATAACTACCACGCGAGTGGATCTAACTTTTTACCAACCACGAATGTCTTTAAGAATGAAGTTGTCAAATATAGCACGATATCGCCATATTTCGATGAAGCAGCCACAATAGACAAAGTACGTGTGCGCGGCTACATCGAGCAAAGCAATATTGATGCTGTACCATGGGCCGAAACAGCGCCCGTTTATGAGATTAACCCGTCCGACAATCCATTTGATGATAACAAATTCTCTATTGAGTTTTCTCTTGTCGATGCATTAAATAAAGACATCATTAAAATCTTTTCTACACTTGACTCACTTGATAATATCCTTGGTGATCCGAATCTTATGTTTTCAAGTGACTATCCAGGCTTGGAAAATCTTCGTGACATCTACTTTAACCGCCTCACTAGCAAAATGAATTTCAAATCATTTTTTGAATATTTCCGTTGGTTTGAAGCATCAATCGGATTATTCTTAGAACAATTGATCCCACGAAAATCTCATTTTTACGGCACTAACTTTGTAATCGAATCGCATATGCTCGAGCGACCCAAGCATGAGCATCTTAATAATTCGATCTATCTGTATGAAGAAACACGATATAGCGAATTAACCACACTATTGCTGCAACAAATTGCGGGATCGTTCAGGCGCTATTAATGTACTTCGATGTCATAAAGCCATTTAACGACTGCATAAACCAATACGGACAAAATTATTGGTCTAGCAATCTTAAAACTTATGCATCATCTGTCTACGATACTACAAGGACATCATCTCCATTCCGGCAAGGCGTAGAAATTCACACAGATGAAGACACGTATAGTGGATTAGTTAAAATATCTGTCGGTGATATCGATGCTGGTGATGAGCATCATGCACTGCGGCAAACGAACTTTGGGCAGTCACGTCTATATGAACGAAATGTGCAATGTTGGTTTGAGGTTGATTCATACAATCCAGTACTATATCTTGGTGCGAATGATACGACATTTAATACAGACACACTTCTTCGCATATACAAAAATACATTCCCAATCACAGTGTCAGACGCTGATCGATTCGAATATCTTTCACGTGACGGTGTTCTCGAGCCCTTAGCATTAAGAGCTAAAGCTGCAATTTTTATCACTGACATTCCATTTTTTGCACATGACATTCATGGCAATTTCGATAATGGCAATGAAGATTGGATGCTTAGAAATGACGTTGTTGTCGAAAAATATGAACTGGCTGATCGTACAAGACATAAGTTGAACTATAACGACACAGGATATGATAGTCTAGTCGAAATTGGCTTTTTAAGCAATCTAACACCATCGATATCACCATTTGATGATCACGACTTACTTTCGAAGGGAATTCGCGCTGTAAATAATCAAGAAATTAATTCAGCCCTTGCGCGGATGTCATCGCTTGATGATACAAGAGAAACCCAAACAGAAGTAGCGTGTCAAGCTGGATATCACTACGACTTTACTAACACAGATTCATTGGCATATGCAGATATACAACCTGCAAGAAGTAGCAGGATCACACTCAGATGAAGTCTATCGAACCATTTGTCGAACACTCCATTGTACCGTCTAGAAATGCATCTGAGATTGTATCTCGTGACGTTAGACCGTATCTACAAGGTCTCGAACTATCAACAGATGACGACTACTTTAGCGGTTTAGTTAAAATTCACGTAGGTAATGAGAGTGGAGAGAAATATTCACATCATCAAAATGTGTTTGGCCAGTCAGATTCAGATATTAGCTCAAATTCAGCTTACACTGACAATGATCGTTTTGATAGCACAGTGCATATCCAACGAACAACTACTGTTGGATATGACGGAACCAATCAAGTTAAACGTCTAGATGTTGAAGTCCCATTTCTAGATTATGAGAATGCATCGAGAATTGCAAATTTTAATGCAATGTCTCTTGACGGTGTTATAACCATCGTCAAATTTGAAAATGTCGTTGCAGCAAATCAAAAGATTCGAAAGTTGCAATCGACAATGCAAGGTGCACTACAGTCAGGTAATGAAACTGAACAGTACCATGAATCAGATAGCGTGTCGTGCATTATTGAAAATTCGTTGATTTATACCAGCAAATATTATGATTGCGAAAATTTGTCAGTGAATCAGTCATTGATGAATCCATACTTCGAAAGTATCGACGGTGTCAATGGAAAAAGCCAAGTCAATTATGATCAGCAAATGATGAATGTTGCTCTTTGCATAGCGAATATAACAGAACTAGCAAATACAAAAAAGAAAATTACATCTTGTGAGATTACTGATTCGAGATATGGGATTGATTCGATCGCTTTCGGGGGAATGTTGTATATTTCTAGTAGCGCGTCGAGACCGTTCGTTATTTAAGTCTGCGAATCGTAGTTCATGTCATTAAGAAGAAATCTTCCTAAATTAGAACTTAAACAAGATGATAATCTGCAGTTTCGCTACCCTGCGAATGAGAATATCGTTTCACTACGCGATTCTGCATATTCAAAATATTTCGACGACACAAAGACGATCATCTATCTGAATGATGAGCTTGTATATTATCCGTCGACAGCTCTCTATAGCGCAAATAATATTAATGCCTTTACAAGTTCGATTGTCGCACTCGGAAACGCTGAGAAGAATTCGATCGAAGGGTCATTCAAGTCATTAGTTCAATCGTCTAAAAGTCAGTTTGTAGAGCATGAAAATCACGATCTCAGTCCACTTGATGTCGTGTGTGATGTCAACTACAACTCATCGATATCTCACACATATAGCACAAAATTAGCACTTGATATCAAGTTAGCTGTAAGTAAAACTGCTCTTCGACAAGACAAAGCATCTGTCTATTACTACAACAAAACTACCAAACAGCTTAATGAAATTGCGCCAGAGTTGCTCTGTAATCCTTCACCTGCATATGCCCCTGGAGATGGCATCGGATATCCAGCAATGGATACCAAAATGTTCGGACCATTTGGAAATTTTACTCTGTCAGGATCAGATTATGTAAGTTGTTTTGGCTTGGCTGGTGGAAGTAATTCGCTGTACTCGTATGCAATTCCAGATTCATTGGCACTTGATGTGCACATATCAGCATCAACATTACTAAATGCTGTCTACAAACCGACATCATCACATTATATTGAACTTGAAGAATATATCACACAACCATTCTTGCTAGAAAATGCCGCTATTAGCATTCCAATATCGATCGGACCTGATTGGTTTGCTGATAGAACAAAAGTTGCACCGAATGGTTGTGATATGATTCCTGACGCCGGCGGACCTTGCATCACAGTCGCGTTGCTTAGAACAAGTAATGGAATTGTTAGAGATCTTGTTGCGTCAGGAACGATCATTCCAGTAGGCGATAACATTATGTCTGAAGGTACGTTCACGTTTGGAATGGCTTCATATAAACATTTGTTGGGATTTAAAAATTTTGGAAGTCCTAGTGTAGCAGTGAGCCCTAATGCTGGAACAAGTTTCACTGGAAGTGTAAAGCTTAATCTTGTTCCTGGCATTCGTAATGAGGTAATGTCATATACGATATACCCTACGGCAGATAAAACTAATTCGTATATTTTTGCGCTAAATCCTAAAGGCCGAGCTGGAAATAATCAACCATCAGGTAAGTCGTATCTTTGTAAAGATATGATTTATGATTCGACACCTTCATCTAACGTCTCGTTGAATGAGAAAAACTTTGGAACAGGCAATGTTTCAACCCATTGGCCATTAGTCTTCAGAACAGGTAATTCGTCATACAGCCCGTATATTCTGAATAAGCATGACAAGCTAATTCTTGTAATCTCTAAACATCGTGCGATTATGGGTGTTGATGGAACATACACAACCACGTTGACCCCAGAAGTAAATCATGACATTCAAATCCAGACCGGACAAATTAGACTTAAGCTATTCGGGTCGCAACTAAGATATGATCTTGAAGAAAATTCGTCGCAGTTCAATTCGAATGCAACGACGAATAGTATTCATGAAGTGCTAACGGTACCGATATATGATCAGTTTGATACACCAGCAAGATCAGAGTTAATCGGCAATTATAGCAACCGATACTTTACAGGATCGCTCTCTCTTGGAGCAGCACACCAGCGAAAATTACTTCGTGATGCCGCATATGACATCAATGTCAAAGATCATCTTGAGTCGACCGAGGCAGATCCAATTGTGCGACTAAGTGATGCATCGAAATTCGTTTATGATCATGTTGCATATAAAAATTTCGTTGATATGTCATCTGACGTCGAACAATACTATGACAGTATTCCACCGTCGTTTGACAAGATTTTAAAGATCGACAATGCGAAACCATTGCTTCATGTCTCTGTTCCGGCTACGGCATTTCTATTTGGAAAACCATATGCCACGATATACTTCGACATGAATGCATATCAAGATAAACTGTCGGGCATCGTAAACAATAGTTGGACTAAATCATTTCCATTTGAGCCGAAATATTCTTCTGCGAAAAGAACCGTAATCAACAAATTTCTAGTAACAGATTCGATTCAAGATGATGCTGCTAGTACGATTTCGCCAATCAAAAAATTCTATATCGATATTGATGAAGCATTTTCGGTTCAATACGGTTTGATGTCGGCTTCACTAGATTTCGCATCAACAACAAGACAAGTTAGAGTTGATATTTTGTGGGACACATCACTTCCACTTTGGTCGATTGGATCTGTAAAATTCCAAGGGTTTAAGACAGAAGAGTTTTACAAATCTTTTTTTGGTATCGGTGATTTTAACAATTGTCATACGGCTACAAATAAAGCTTCAGGATATTCAGAGCTATTTGGATCACCTAACAATCCGAATATGCTACCCTCAAATAGCGGCGAAGGTTTAGGATATGGGACTATCCTTCGAGGGTGGAAATATGGTCTCATGAGTGGGCTTCCAGCATATTCAAAGTTAGTCTTCAGGCGGGACAAATATGGTCAGTTTCGCGATATGCTCGAACAACGAACATATACGAAATATTATATGAATACGCCAAGCGTGTCACATACACATCATGGGATAGGATCAAGTGCAACACAATATGTTGCAGAAGCTGTTGTAAATGTGAAATTTGTTAATCGCGAAAATGAAGCCGTGCAACCAGACCACACATTGTCTTCGAATCTTAGCTTCGAGGCAACATCATCATTGCCATACATCGACGGCAAAGCAACAAACAGAAATGATCAACTAGACACATCACAATTGCGATATGTCGAAGTCCATGAAAGTAATAAAACGATTTCCGCAAAGGATCTAGCGAAAGCAAACTCAAAGGCAAAAATCAAATCACCAATTGGTGTGATCACTGCAGCAACTGATATTGCATCTATATCGAATGCTGTTCTTACCAAGAACAATCTTGTTGGTGTAAATGCGATATCAGCCGAACAATCTAGCGGTAAAAGTGTTGGTTTGCCTTTAACTACTGCTAATACGAGAAGAAAGCCATAATGAAATGAGCTCCAGGAAAAGGCTTTCACCCAGGTTCGATATTCGTACTCTCGATAACCAGCCATTTTCATATCCGACGATTCTTCGCACAGGTGATGTAAGACTTGGTAATGAAAAACTTAAATTTGATGATACGAAGACAAGTATTTTTGGAGCCGAATCACTAATATCATATCCTGGATTGCAGCTGTCGTCGTCACTAACCAACAAAGATATCCCATCGTCCATTGTGGCTGACGGATTGATCACTAAAAATATCGATGATGTCAACTATGCTCGACTTCGTGACGCTAATATTTCGCCCTATAAAGAAGTTTGCCAAGCAGAACAAGATATAAAAGCAACAGACTTTTTCGCTATAGGATCAGACCCAACCAAGTTTGGTAATGACTTTGCACAATCACTTGGTGCTAAAACAAAAATTGTAATAGAACTGCCAATCAAGTCATCGACAAAATTGCAAGTTGCTTCTGCCAGCATTTACTATCTCAATGCAGTAAATGGAAAGTTTGAAGAAATTAATACCGGCAATCGCCACAAGGTCTCTCCAAACATCAATATGTGGGAGATGAGATTGTTCAATGCGTTAGGAGCCAATATTGCATCTAGCACACTTAACGATACGTTGAATCTTGGTTGGTTCGGATATCCAGATAATACTCATGAGCTTTCTACACTAGCAAATAGCTTTTTAGGATCTGGCGAAACAGGAAATAATAATCTGACAAAAATGTTGCTTAACATAGCAACCGGTTCTGCATTGCAAAATTCGCAATTTGCCGCAACGGGTAGTCAGCTAATTGCACTAAAGGATTATATTCAGCATCCATTCCTGTTAGAGAAATTCTATATTGAACTTCCAATGGCTGCCGGCCCTGGTTGGCTAAATGATTTTACAAAGTTTAGAAGAATTTCTAGTGTAAATTCATTCTGCAGAACAGATCCATTCGACCATGGCGGTCCGGCATTAACAATCGCGCTATCGAATCAGCTAGCAACGAATAATCGTGATCTAATCCTGTCTGCAACAATTATCCCGCATACAGACAACTTCTCGTCTGCTGATCCGGATGTCGAAGTTTCTGATACATCTACAAACATCTATCAAGAACGTTTTGCCAGAGGGTTTTTGTCGTATGCTTCTCCTGGCGCTGTAGTAAGTCCAAATATTGGAACGTACTTTACGGGAGCTGTAAAACTATATGGAACACCGACGATTGCGAATGGAGTTACATCGCTTAATTTTGGGACTCCTCCCGGTAGCTGGGGAGCGTCCGGAAATGACGGATTAAACTTTAGAAATTCGTTTTCGCTGACAATCAATCCATTCGGTCGAAATATGTCGACCAATCAATCTGGTAGAAGTTATTTTGGTAAAGAATTTGCGATTCCGACAGAAGATCCTATCGCGAAATTATCAGAATTTGGTGTTGGACCAGGCGGGTCAAATAACGTATACATTTTCAACTATGAGCAAAATGAGACATCACCATACCTGCTATTCCCGACAGACAAATTAGTTTTATCACTATCAAAATATCGGTCATGCATATCCAAAAACACGACCGGAACTCCATACACATTTGGGACGACTCCATTACCACTTGATGCATATCACGATGTAGCACTTTCGACAGGAAGTATCAAGCTTGTATTGTATGGATCGTTGATCCGGGCAGGCAAAGAATATCACGACACAAATAATCAAGATCTAGATACTGCCGCTGTTCATCAGGCAATTCATGAATTGGTGATTGACGAATATGACGTTGCATATCGCTCTGAACTTAGTGGATCATATGATACAGGAAAAAGTAAACTAGAATATATTGATGGGAATTCTGATTCGTATACATTCGTATCGAATCCTCTCACACGACTTTCATATAATCATGAACTCGATATCACGAATATCTCTCATAGTTCATCATATAGCTCGGCCACATATCGATCACAACGCCTGACTAATCACTATGAGCGCAATGGATTTTGTCGTGGAATGCAAGTCTATTCTGATGGCGAATATTTCTATGATAGCTACCATCCGCGCTTAGACGAGTACATCAATAAATTCACAAAGAATTATGATTCATTTGCAACAGTACCGGTTTTTGGCGAAGGAAATGATTGGGAAAAACGTGCCAACTATTATGTGAATAGTGATACAAAAATTCGATATGTGTTTGAACAATACGATCCCGTTCCGTCGGGTTTTATTTCGAATACGAATGGATACAGATTTGCAGATGTGGGTAGCGGTAGTTTAACGGCTCATCTCACTGCATCATCGCATTGCGATCAAGGTGTAGCATATGGTGACATTGTTTCCGGGTATTCTTTGAGCACATCTACAAATGCATTTTTGACCGGCACAATCAATACTACGAATATTGCCAATATGCCATCATCTGAGCTCACCCTCTCAGCGTGGATAAAGCTTCCAAATACCACAACGAACGGAACATGGAAGCAAATAGTCAGTAAATATTTTTACAATTATCCGACGTATGTTTGGCCTTATGCATCATTCGCTTTGTATCTTGACATTAGCGACTATAGAAAACTTTATTTTATCTTAGGTACTACGACAGCACTGTATGTAGGTTGGTCCAACGTAGCCACGACGACCATTCCACTTGATCAGTGGACACACGTAGCAATGACATATAATGGCTCAACAGTGCAGTTATACATTAACGGCATTCAATGTAGAGAGAGCAATTTTTATACATTATCGTCATTCGGTACATACACACCCACTACAACCGCAGCTGGTACAATCAACTATAATGTAGGGTCTAACGGGAATATGTCAGTTGCCGGGAATCATTCACTTAATGGTGAATTCCTCACATCATTAATTGATGATATTCGAATCGAGAGCAAAGCAAGAACATCATACGAGATCTTGCGACAATATGAAGCTGGTTTCATTACTAGCTATCATTTTTCAAATGCTACGCCTCCAGCATCCGTAATAAGCGGAAGTTATAGCTCATTAGCTAATGTAATATCTCTCGATTTCGACGAAGTCTACGCAAACAGAACTGGCAAATCACAAGTTGTAGGGTTGTCAACTGCTTTTCCATTCGAGGATGAAGAAAAAAGCAGAATTGCAAGAAACTTTACAACATCGAAATTTACAAAAATAACATTTAATAAAAAGCAGAATTTCATCGATTCAACGAAGTCGATCAATGTCGCTAAACAAACATATATTGAAACGAACAACACACTTAGTGTAGAGCTATTTCTTCCACAGCACTTCAATACGACTGATTTAACAGGATCGTTACTCTCATCTGGTAATTGCGTACACGCTGAATATTTTGCGACAATAGCAGGTGTGAATAAGGGATACGATTACCCTGACTATCTTAGGGGAATTACACTTTGGTGCGATTATGATGAGACTTCTGCAGCGTCGAAATTCAGAGGTCTGTCTAAAGATGATTTAGTAAAAATTATCTTTGGCACTGGGGACTTTAATACAGTTCGAAGAGGTGAATCACGCATTGGTGAAGATCCAAATTCATACTATGGCTCAACCAACTTTGCGAACTATCGGCAATATAAGAAAATATCTTCTGTGTCTACAGACCAGACAGAAACCATCAACGTAGGCCATGATGGTCGAACTCTCGCCGGCGTTTCTCTAAGAGGCTGGAAATACGGACTTCTAAACGGGTTCAAGACAAGAACAAAAACGATATTTAGAAGAAATCATTACGGACAATTTAGGGATATGCTCGAGCAGCGACTTTATTCAAGACTTCATAATGAGCAAGGAATTTTAGCATCACCAATTGACGTAAAGTTTGTAAATTATCTTTCGCGAAATGCTGTTGATGCTGCTAGTACAACATCGACGAATACAACATATGATGCATCGGTAACAAAACCATTTTTTGATATCGATGAAGACGATAAAATACTTGCTAAGCAATCCAAGTCATCGACATTTTTCGTCCCAACACGTCCGCTTAGGTTAACTAAAGAAAATTCGTAAATATGTCATCACTAACGTTAGAAGAAGCACGGCAACAGCCGATCATTACGATAAGGGATGAAAGAAATAACGTAGTTTCTGTCGTAACACCTCAAGATTTGCAAGTTGGACTTGATGGAAATCCTGGCACACTACTCTTAAACGGTGGGCTTGATATATCAGCAACGATTGTTGACATTTCGTCGACGCAGACAGTTACTCTCACACATGACAAAATTGCATACTTCGTAAAGAAGGGTTCTAAGACAGCATCTGTAATTCTCCCATCGGCTGCGGATCAAGGCCAGATGTACATTGTGAAGGACTACGACGGCTCTACCAGTCTATATCCCATCACAATATCATCTGAAAATGGTGATTTGATCGACAACAAATCATCGATTCTGATCTCCGCTGCAAATGGTGCCATTATTCTGATTCGAAACGGTAAAGAGTGGATGGCATTATCACTCAATTCGGGTGATGGTGTTCCATCTGCTGCGAACATGGTCACTTGGGAGACAGAACCTTATCTTCCAAGTAGCAAAAAATTAGTCGGATACTCTGGCGTTACAAGTATCGTAACAGACACCTCAACAATTGCTGTCAATTTAGCATCCCTTGCTCCGTCCCCTGCTGCCAGCTTGAATACACCCACTAGCATAACCGTTGATTCCTATGGTCGTGTCACAAGTATCTCAGGAAACGCCATTGTAGATGGAGGAAACAGGCTCTACACGACATCTTCCTTTTCTGTATCAAGCCAATCTGAAACGAAGTGGGCTTCACAACTTGGAAATGATGTTTATTTCTACGTTAGTGGAACCAAAAATCTAAGTCCAACTAACTCTGCTGCGAAACGTGCCATGTTCGGTGGCGATTTGATTGTTAGTGGAGGCCTATCCGGATCGCATACGACTCTTGTTGACGGTACTTCTTATCTTATTGCTGGATCTGGTATTGCAATCGCATCGCAATCGAATGGGTCGGTCATTATTTCTGCTGGTGCTGGTGGAGGCGATCCAAATGCGACGTATCTTACACTTACAACATCTGCAATATTGCCGAATGAGCGTGTATTAACTGCCGGAACAGGAATAAGTGTAACAGACGCCGGTGCTGGATCAACCGCAACTGTTGCGATCAAAGATAGCGTTGTTGCAACGATTTCAGGATCAACATTTACCGGAGCAGTAAAGTTTAATCAAGGACTGTCTGGATCACTTACACAGCTCGTCAATGGACTGTCATATCTTGTTGCGACAGGAAATATATCAATAACATCGCAGTCGAATGGCCAGATTGTAATTTCTGGTTCTGGCGGTAGTGGTGGTTCAGGTACTGGCACACTTGATCCAAGCTCATTAGTTGCAGGTCCAGGAATTAGTATTGATAAAACTACGATGCCGATCGTGATCAGCTTACTGCCTGTAGCTTCGCAATCTGCAATTGCATATCATGGGTATGCATCCGGGAATACTGCATTTCATGCATCAAATTGGACAGACTTTACGAGTGCTTTAACAACATATACTGATAACATTACAGGAAGCGGAATAACACGCTCAGGTGCAACATTCACCGTTAGTGAAACCGGACTGTACCGTATTCATTCATTCTTTAACCATACGGCAAATGCAACATACATTGCCTTCCGCGTATCAAGCTCTCTTGGATCGATAATTCAGCAGACAACATGGCAAACTGGTGGAGGACAAGTTCCGGCAATCATGGAAGGATTGACGAAACTCAATGCCAATGATCAGTTCAAGATTCAGTATGCAACGAAACCTGCAGCTGCAACTTCTTGGGGTACGTCTGATCCGATTGGCGGTCCTGGTGCAGATACTGAAAACATGCACGTTGGTGAAATTACGATCTATAAAGTTGCAGATCCGATCGTAATTCAAAGCATATATTCTTCAGGGTCCGTCAATTACGTAACAGCATCATCGACTGCTGTATTTGCAACAACATCTTCATTGTGGGATCCAGTCCCATACTTGACCATGTCAATCGTAACACACGGCAGTCCAGTCATGTTGCTTTCGAATGTAAATTACAATCCCAATCCTGGCTGGGCACAATTTTCATGGTTTAGAGATGGCACAAATCTCGGTCATAATACACATGGCTTCGGCATCGTAGATGGATCATCTTCTGAAAATGGATTTAGCAGCATAACATATATCGATGCGCCGGCATCAGGCTATCACTTATACGAATATCGTGTCAAGCAGGGTGGAGCTGGTAATGGAGAAATTAATGAAGCCTCTGGCATGGTTTCTTGGGTGTCAGCACTTGAACTTTATGGTGCTGCTTTCATGCAAGGTCCAACAGGATCGATAAGTGTTTCTGGTTATGTTAGCGGGACCTGGCGCGACCCGGGAAATACATTTGTAACGACAGGCTCTGTATCGATCGATTCGCAAAACAGAACAGCTGCCCAACTTGGTAGTGATGTTTTTTTCTATGTTTCAGGAACAATCGGCAAATATGATTCGACAGGTAAACGGTCTGTTTTTGGCGGTGACTTAATCGTTAGCGGAGGCTTATCAGGATCACTTACTAAATTAGTCGACGGTTCATCTTATCTTGTTGCAGGAACGAACATAACAATCGCTTCGCAATCTAATGGCCAAGTTACTATTTCGTCAACTGCTTCTGGAGGTGCTGATGCTGACTGGATTGATGGCGGAAATAAACTCTACACAACATCTTCAGTAGCAATTACGTCTGAAGCAATTTACCCGACACAAAAGGGTGCTGATGTTTACTTCTATGTTTCTGGTACACGTGATCTTGTAGGTTCTTCTGCAAGAAAATCGCTATTTGAAGGTGATGTATATATCTCCGGAACACTCACGATTGGTACCGCATCGATTAATATCGATTCGAATGAAGTTCGTTGGAATTCGACAACAAAAATTTATAAAGACGGATCAGATCTTAAGTTCTTCGATGCAACAAATCCTATGGGATTTACACTCTCACAACTTGGCCTGAATACTGGCACGGGTGGTGGCGGAACTGGCTTCGAAGTTGTAACATCATCATTGAATTCGAATATCACGATCTCGACTTATCCAACATGGACTACTGTTACAGCGATCACTGGAACGTATACTGACGTTTTAGTAATTGGAACATATTCGGGAATCTCTGCCGGAACGAATGTTGTTTTATCAAGAATCGTCATCGACAATATTACGATCATCAGTGGCAATTATACCGAACTGACAACAAACGGCTCTGGCTGGAACGGATCGGTCATACGACGAATCACAGATCTGTCAAACTCACCACACACATATGACTTGCAGCTAGCTAGACAAGATGCCGGCAACGTCCCTACGATCAACGGAGTGAGTTCCGGAACAGAACTGCAGGGGTCAACACTATTTCTTCTTAATCTATCATCTAGCGGTGGTTCTACAGCCCATGTGACCGGAACGTGGAGGGATTCTGGAAACACATTTGTAACGACAGGATCAGTTTCTATTGACGCTAGTAATCGTACAGCTGCACAAGTTGGAAGTGATGTCTTTCTATTCGTAAGTGGAACACGAGGATTGAATACCAGCACAGCTAAAAAATCATTTTTCGGCGGAGATCTTATTACTAGCGGAACACTTCAAATTGGTACAGCAGCTAGCTATGTTTCATCATCCAATTCGAATCTTGCTTTTGTAGATAATGTCATTCCAGCTGGAGTTTATCTTGCACAATTGCAATCTGTCTATGATGCTTGGGCAAATAGGCCAAGTGCCGGCTGGAAAGGTCGACAATTTACGTGTTGGGATTCGCCAATTGGCCAGTGGATCGACGATGGAACAACGTGGCGACCATTTGTCGGAGGAATTGTTTGCGATCAACCCGCCGCGGCTTCGACGTTTACGAGCTTTAATGCAGGAACGACAACATTTACTGATTTGAGTGGGACGTTGCTATTTGTCGGACAAAATGACAGCACATCTGTTATAAATCGAGGATACACGACAACATGCACTGGCAATACGATGTATGCTGAAATGTGTTTGTCACAATTCGCTAATCCCTCATCTGCAGCATCAACATTTTCATTCATTGCATTGTGCATGAGGGAAGCTGGAACAGCCAAGTCATATCAATTTGGACCAGTTACTGCACATGCTTCACACTACACATATTTGCAGACTGATATTTGGTCTAATAATACGACACGTACAGCTGCGGTAGGTGATGCTTCGATGCATCTAGACAGTGGTGCTCCATACTTCTTTAGGATTCGTAGAGATGCGACGAATATCTACGCAGAATATTCGAGAAATCGAATCAATTGGATCACACATGACAGCCGAACTATTGCATCTGTCTTTACAACAGCACCAGATAGTGTCGGGTTAGCTCAGCTAGGATTTCAAGTTGTCCCAAGAGGGAACATACTACACTTCAAATCAGGGACGCTATAGCAATTATTTGCTGATGTTCAAAACGCCATACTCATCAGCAGTAATCGTGTAATAGACACATTTGATTTTGTATGCTGATATGAAATCTTCACACATCTTGCAGGGTTTTGATTGTGATATCGTACCGTTACGATCTACTTTTGCGACATACATGATCGCTTTCGTAAGATCAATCTTTTTTCGTGCCTTTAATATTGCATCACATTCAGCATGAAGACTATGCACGTTATGCGTTTTCGATTTTTCGACAAATGATTTTCTTTTATTCTTCTTATTGATTCCGACAGATAAACACGCATTCTTAGAAAAGATCATCGCACAATGAAATGATGAAGTGTCCCAATGTTGTCTCGATTCAGTCATGTGGATGAATGCATTTTTTGCAGCAGATGTTAATTTTCTAATATGCGTGCACATGGAATTATTTTAATCGCAACCGTTGCTATCCACAGATTTTGGCTTAATCGACAAACCAACCTCGAAACTTAAATCAGCGATAGGATTTTCTTCACAAATCCATGTATCACAAAATAACTTAATATCGTGCTTAGATACACACTTCGAATGTTTTTGAAATTTTGCCAAATGCGGTGGCAGAACAGGCGGAGCGGCAGGTAGCATAATAGAATCTGCACTGAAATCGAATTCGTGTGTTAAATTAAAGATATGTCCAAATTCATGTGCTGCGACAGAAGTAAAAAGAGAATCTGTCGTTAGACGATCGACGATGAGATAGATAATTTTTCGATTGCAATTTGAATCAGCAGATCCAAGTAATGTAGCTTTTGTTTGCTGTTCATCGCTTATAATCACTTTGTCTGTGCTTAATGCCCTTGCAACATAAACATTTCTATCACAATTTTTAGATAGCAGCCACGTATTTTTTCCGTAATTTACATTGTCATAAAAATGTGTAAAGTACGGATCACTATCACGATCGCTATAGTTGTAAACTTTCCGAACATTGCTTAATGCATTACGAACAAAATGATCGGGCCATGTAACAGCATTATCATTGAAAACAAATTTGATTTTGTCCTTTATTTTTGAAGGCTTTGACCACATCTCATATCCTCGAATGATTGCATTTTTTTCGATTCCGCTAAATTTTGGATCGAAATGAATAACACCACTCAGCGTTGATGTTGTAGTTACTGGCTCATCCACTCTTTGATACGACGGATTGTGATACGTCGCTCTAAGACAGCAGCTTAAACAAAATGCAGCCGCCAAAAATAAAGCAAGATACAGAAATAAATTCTTCATCGGCAAATCACCCACCAATGCAGAATTTTAAAACATTTCAGATTTTGTTTTGTCTTTTTTAGAGTGCAGTGTAAAATTTATTCAGTAATTGAATCTTTTCTGCGCGGCGAACTCGATACTTTCCTGCAAGATCTGAAAAGACAACATCAACATCATCTTTTCTAGTCTGCACAACAATTCCGCATCCAGAAGTGCTAAGCATATAATCGACTGAAATTAAATCGCCTGACTGAATCATGTTAACTTTTTGAAAGCGTCCTTAAGCTGTTATTGGTTAAGCGTTAATTGATCGAAAATACTGCTTCTAAAGCTTCTAACGTATCGTAGACATTATTCTCGAACGAGTCTTCATTTGACTTTTCGATCTTGTAAAGTCTCTTCATTCGCTCTTTTTTGTCTTCGACAGTGATTCGCAATCTAGAGATGAATGTGAAATAATCGCATTTCGATTCTTGAATTGCAGGTTTCCATTTCTCATAAATTTCACGACATTCTAATTGCCGATTATCTTCCCATAAAGACTTAAAGTCAAGCAGCGTTTTATCACAAAATGCATTGACTAGACCTTGTTCTTGCAATGTCAACATGATTTTAATTATGTCTTTGCAGTTGAATTTGACCCGCCATCCAGTTCAGACTCTAATATCATCTCAGGACAAGTTACATAACTTTCTCTCTCATGAGCAATTGACCAACTTGAAGATTCATAGTCGAAAAATGCCGCAACCCTCTTGTCAGACAACATGTCATCCCACGCCGCTGCAGTCAATAAAAATTTGCTCTTATTGCTTTCATCATTAGCTAAAGAAAAAATGACTTTTCGATAATCGATCTTTACTTCGCCATTGTGTTCGTAACCCTCCTCGAGGTCTTCTACTTTATAAAGGTCGCTAGGCACCAGAGCTGCAATGTTCCATGCCGTTTGCAGATCAAGTTTAAGCAGTCTAAGATAACCTTCTTGTTGTTCTTGTAATGTATCGTTCATAATTTACTGTCGATTCGTCTTTGGGAGAAGAAAGTATCCTTGGTTGTTGATGATATGCATCTTTTCTTTCATGAAAAATTTATCGCGATAAACTGCAGAATGTGATATTGCATTCTTTTCAAATTCGTCAAGTGTAACTCCAGTCGCAGTTCTTGTATTTCGTTCAATGAAAAGCATTTCAAGTTCATTGAATGATTCTGCGGCATGAAATTCTTCGAATGAAATCGTTGCATATTTCAATTCTAGGATCCGACGTTCGAACTTTACCCATTTGAGAAATGCATATTCGTATAGATCAGATACATCATCTGGAAGTTTTTCAACAATACTGGAAAATCCCATCCCTGAATGAAGATAGTGATCGATCAAATCATCGATGTCCATCTCTTCGAGATCTGTTTGGCTCATTCTGTACCTTTCGAGCAAATACAGCATAAATTTTTTCATTCTGCTGATCATGTCGTTAATTCTATTCTAGAACATCCTAAATGCAAAGAACAAATCTTGATGAATATTCGTGATCTCTGTCAGCAATCCAATATTGTCTTCCAGAATCTGTAAGAACAAGAACAATATATCTTGCACCAACTTTGCATTTTTTGATGATAGTGTAGTGTTGCATAGAAACCGTCGATTTGTAATGACGATTCCAACGCTCAAATTCTGGAGGCGCTGGACTGATAATACGTTCTTTACCACTTTGATAATCGAAAGCTTCAACAACGCTTACAGCATAACAATTTTTCGGACCCTGCATTGTAATAACTTGAAAAAAATCGCCAGGCTTCGGTTCGGGTCCGGCCAAGTGTGGATTCATGCGACGCTCAGGCATTAAGAACGTTTCTAAAATGAACTTGTCAAGCTTATTTCGAGCATCTCTTACAATTTCTGTGCGAACCACTTGCACAACATTGGCCATATCATAAATCAAACTTCCGAGAAGATTCAATTTGAAATCGAATTGCTCTGACATATATCAAAACTATACATATTTCTATGAAAATCATCTCATCGATCAAGAGTTTCTTTCGTGAAAAATCGAAAGACAAAACAAGATCACCACACTGGAAGAAGAAGAGAGAAGAGTTCCTTAAGACACATTCTTCTTGTGCAGCATGCGGTTCAAAAACACTTTTGCAAGTGCACCACAAAAAGCCATTTCACTTAGATGCATCTTTAGAACTAGATGATGATAACCTTATCACACTGTGTGCGGGTTTATCTGAGTGTCACCTAATGATCGGACATGGTGATTGCTGGACAACGTATAATCCAGATGTTGAGCTTGATGCGGCGCGATATTATATCTGCTGCAGTTCGAAGAATAGTGAACAGAAGAAAAAGATCTTGCAAGAAGTTAAAGAAAAACGAAGATCGACATTACCTCGATAAACTATTCAAGTAATCAATTGTATTCATACCCTCTGAAGGGTCATGGTATTTTTGTTTTGTTGACTGATCATTCCTAAATTCTGAATTTTCTACAGCAGCGATTTTATTAGTCTGGCTGGCAGCTTCTATTCGAACAAGCTTTGCCGTCATGTCCTGGACTGTCTGATGTTTGTGGATCAAGTTAACCGCAAGAAGTGAATTTTCTCCTGCTCCGGAGAGCATAAGCTTGTTAAAATTTCCAACCATGTTGCCAGAAATATTTAGCTGATAACCGCTTTTGTCATCACCGTGAATCGAAGCTCTGACACCAGCTTTAATCGAATTAATCTTGTCGGCGATGGTGTTTAGCGAATCACTTTCGAATATTTCGATCGTTACATTTTTCGCATCACCAGAACTGATCACTAAACTATCTGCAATCCCTAAAGCTCTAGTCTTCGATTTAGAATTTTTTGCAGTTATTAACTTATCATCTACTCGATGTGAAACTACGCCAGAAAAATTTATATTGCTTTCTGAACTCATGATCAATAACAAATGTATTTCACACGCATTTCTTTGTACACACCCAGAAGTAGTACAATTCTAAGATATGTTTTTCGATCTATCATCCAAAGAACAGTTAGCAATCATTCTTTGCGGAACTTTCATTATAATTCTTAGCTTGGTTAAATCATTCTTCATAACTCATGATGAAAAATGTGAAAATGAGAAACGATTGAAAAAATAAATTTCGAATTATTTTGTGTTATCCATATCTCGAAGCGTACGTATTAATGTGCGACTCGATGACATGAGAGATACACTAAGCGGAACGAAAAAGCCGTCCAAATGGTCGACTAAAATTTCGAATATTCGAAGCGATCTATGTCTAGATATTAATTTGGCTGTCGTAATCATTTTTATTATTCTATGGGTCATCGTTAGATACGCTTTCTAAAGTAGATGATATGTTTGACTGATATGCTTGAGTTTTCTATCCAAGACGTACAACCGCAACATGAATACCAAAGCAATGAATTTCTAGAGACATTTAACGTAGTTCCGGCCGGGACTCTCTTTATGATTTCTGAACAGGAAACTTCACGGCATAATACTGTCTCGTCGATGTATCGAATATTTTTGGACAAATCAAAGCTGAATAACTACAAGCACTTTGCGAATATGGACCCGTTTCTTCGTTTGTCTAAAAAAAGTACCATCATGCTCCTTCACGACGTGAGTTTAGAGTCACCCGAGTCTGAGATTGGTGAATCATTGCTTGTTCCATGCGTGTTCATTACGAGCTCATCTACACGTATCGGATCACTCAAATACGCCGACTTCATGGCGATCATGGACTATACTCTTGGAATTTTGCCAACTTATGACATTACAATGACACTGCCATCAGAGACATGAAATGCGCATGAACTTCGTATATCGAAGATAATCGAACTGCTGTGCAAGAATCCAACATCTACGATGCCGAAGTTTTGATCCGGCAGAAAATATGATCAAAAGCTCGTAGTAAATGTCTTCTAACGTTCTTGTTCGAAGAATTACGACAGAAGAAATATCTTTAATGATTGCGAATGAGATCGACGTCGGATCGACTCGAACTGTTCTGCCCGTATAGACAGCGAATCCATCACTCTCTTCTACAGCTTCACTGGAAACGACGAAAAGATCTCCGGCGAGAGAGATATGTGCCTTGTTGCCGTCCATTGAAAAATAATTACGCCTGGGGAGATGAAACGTTCATACAATCTTAAACATGAACACAGACGTACTTGTGTCCGCTGCTTGGATTATTTCACTCTACACGTTTGTGTTTTTGACAGATTTTAGCGATTACGGACGTTGAACAAACGATGCGTACGGTCGACAGGTGTGAAACCTGGAGGAGCACAATATCGTTCACTCTCGATAGTCTTGACATGATTACAGTGCTGACACTGCTCTGTTACCTCGCCAGACATCATGTAGCCCTTGATATCGATGTGCATTTCTGGAAGTTCAGAAGACCCGCCATAATGATTTGTAGTGTCAACCTCATTTGTATATGCAACAGTAGCATCGCATCGCTTACCTTCATGCCATGCTAAACATCCATCATAATCTGTCCAGCAGTCAATCTCAGCATAGTGACCATTACTACAAATCTGTTGAACATATCCTGAATATGACATTCTACTAGCCTCTCCTAATCAAAGCTTAAGTTTAAGACGTGAAATGACAGTCTCACGAATCTTTAATAGATCTTCGCTTGTAAGTACGATTCCCGACTGCTGACATTCTTTATCAACAGCGTTCAGAACAATGTCAACTTTACCTTGATCAACGACACTTTCTTTTTGATCTGTCTGCGCTACCGAAACGCGTCCATATTTTACATCTACTTGCACATTAACTTGCTGTGATGGAGCATACCAAGTCGTTGTTTTCATAACAGATGATGTAAACATTACTTCATAAATCCCTTACACAATGCTATGTTTGCTTGCCTTGCAACATAATCTAACTCATCGCAAGCTTTATATGCCGAGATGCGTCCCAATCTCAACTCTAATGTAGGCACATAAATTCGAAGATGAGAAACACCATCCTGAAATGGATACGGCTGTGAATACTTGCTGAATTCAGTTGTACAAATATAGCGCCGTCCATTCAATGCATCGAGAATATCGAATCCCTGCACAGATATTTTTTCTTTGCAGTTAGGAAGAAGCACAGTCACATAATCTTCGAACAAATCATCGCAACAGATCGGCTTATATCCCTCATGGACCAACTCATGTTCACACTCTCGATCTGAGAATAGTCTCATAAAATATCTACGATCAAGATACATGCTTTGGGTATGTGCAGATTCTTTTGGTGTAACTCCGTTAGTCGATTTCAACACATCCACAGCAGCCATCACGATCGATCCAACACTTGAATCAGATTCCGGTTCTGACTCTTTTGCATCATCCTTAGCATAGACATTTTCTTTGGAAACCAAATTCTCATTATACGCATCGAGAATATCATGCCCCAAGGCAATATACTCACACTTTGCAAACATTTCACTGATTGCTGCCTTGATTCGAAACTTAGCATCATACGTGAAATGAGGTTCAACACATTCTCGCCCAAGAACTTGATAAAGACCGTCTTTAATGTTTTCCACAAGAAATTCAGACAGATCTGTAATTTGTGCTGCCATGAAAGCATCATTAAGAATTGATTCGAGATTCTCGATCACACCTTCAGTTAGCCAACCGTCTTCGCCGATCAATTCTTGTTTATGGCGAATCGATTTCAAGATATCGTTACGCTGCAGTTCGCGTTTAAGTGTGAGCTTTTTGAACTTTTCAGAATCCATGTGTGCTACTTGTCTTCTGCACTAACTTTATTGTGATCATTTAAATCGTCATTCTTGAGCTGCTTTGATAAGTTGTCATTATACGTCGAAAATAATACTTCACCAAGCTGACGATTGTGCATTGGTCCGCCAAGATGATATGAAGTCTTGCTGAAAAAATCTCGAATCGTTTCGCAAAGAGTTAATTGATTGTGATCTGAAAAATATTCGCCAAAATGATCTGCTCCAAGGACATTTTCGAAATAGGTAATAAGAACATCACAAGCTCCCGCAGAAATACGGTCAACTTGCTTATCAATCACCGCGGAATCGAGCTCGTTGGCAAAATTCTGAATCGTTTCATCGATCTCGTTGGCGAAATTCTGAATTGTTTCATTTGAAAGCCAGCTCTCTGTTTCAATCTCATGATTAACTTCAAGAAGTGCTTGCTTTTTCTTGATGGGTGCCAAAATGTCATTTCGTTGCTGAATTAATTCCAACGAAAGGTTTAAAAATTTTGCCTGATCCATTACACAATCCCTATCATCGCCACGGTTTAAACATTCCACCAAAAATTTTAGTGTAACCTGCACAAATCTTTCCCGATTTGAAATGAACAATCACTCTTTTACGCAGATTAGGATCCGGAACGATACCGTCTAGACAAATTACGAATTTGATATCTTCTTCCGGAATGTACAAATAATTTTTGCTTGTAATTCGCTCGTTCGACAGCTTGTCGCGATATAGACAAAGCGCAAAAGGTGCGTAATAATCGCAGTAAATAGCTTCGTCCATAGATCAATGATATCATGCAACTCGGCAGAACTACACAACGTCCCATTTTTCGAACAAACTTATTGTGTATGTTGTGGCATATCCGTGCCAAATTTGTCCGCCCTTGCAGTTCACTAGGATATGGAATGGACTTCCCATCTTGAGCAGTTTTTGATCTTTTCGACATGTTTCCGGATTCAGCAACACAATGAAATTTACAGATTCGATATCGACACTGTTATGCTCTTCATCGTCATGTGCTGGACCGCAATATAAATAAATTTTTGTATACAAGAATGTAGGCTTCTTCTGCCGAACATTAAGCGAGTAGTATTCGATATCGTTCATGAAGGCATCAGTCATCCATGTAAGCATATCCTCGCAAAATCTTTCCATCTATTCGATGAACTATCGTAAACATTCTATTGTAGTCATGACATCCAGCCATTGAATAAATCAAAAACTTAATTTGACTAATGACTTCTGAGCCATACGGACCGGTACGATTGTATTTTCTTGGATGATTATACAAAATCACGATCTGTTCTTGCGAAGACGAATAATCTCGAAAGATCCAACCATCATCGAATGATATGTCTCTGCAGCTCATAAATTAAATGATATCACATAGCTCGATAGAACTACACAACATTCCACTTACGAAATTTCTCCATCGTATATTCTGTGATATATCCCGATCGAATCTTTCCTGTCTTAAGATGACATAACACATGAAATGGACTATTGACATATTCTGGGCCACGGTGACATGTTCTCGGATTCAAAAGCACCATGAAGTTGAGTTCGTCAAGATTGAGTAGGATATGTTCAAGATCTTTAGTTCCCGGCCCAAAATATAAGCAAAGCAGTTCTTGCAAAGTTCCATATTGGTACTTCTGCTTGGTCTTTATCAGATAATACTCGACATCATCACTCATCGTCACACCACCTGCGAAAACCATTCAAAGTAAAAAGTGAAGTGTACCCGACCTTCTGCACTCCAGTCTTAAGCATCACAAGCACATGACATGGATTGCCAGAATCTATCGCATCGTAGTGCTTGGGTTGAATCAATCGACACTCTTCATGGTTTAACAGAACGATGAAATTAATCCCCTCAGCTTCGATTCGTTCAATCCAGTCGCCGCCATGATGATCTGAACACTCATACAGAAATACTCCCCACGTATGTCTTGGATCAACAGAGTAATAAGACGTTGCCTCGTCACCAAACCATGAATAATCGCCCTTCGACATTCTTGCCATGATGTTTATGACATTCCAAAATCAATAAATGTAAGCATATCCAAACAAGATCTTTCCATCCATTTTATAAATGATCACAGGCTTTCGATCATCTCTATCAGACCCTGGCGCAAGATAAAAAATTGCAAATTTGATTCTGTTAACGTATTCTCCCGGTGGGATATACTTTTCATCCATTGATAATGCAACCCGCAGATTAACCTTTGGACATCGATACAAATAGACCGGTTGGTCCCCCGACGCCAAGTCAGCCAAGACCCATCCGTCACCAAGCAAGAATGAATTCTCATGATTAAGTTTCATGATGTTTACAACAACAGATTCTGGGCGATTAGAGATATGCATAGCCAAACAAGATCTTTCCACCCATTTGTGAAACGATCACAGGCTTGCGATCTTCTTTTCCATATCCTTGCGAGTGATACACCACGAATCGAATTTTTTCAACATATCTGCCAGACTGCGCCACATAATTGGGAATCTTCGGACATCGATACAAATAGAGCGCGCCACCCAAATCAGGGAGCGTTTCTTCCGGCGGAAAATCACGCAAAACCCATCCATCCTCGAGCAAAAATATACTTTCTAAATTCTCCGGATCATTCATAACCGCCCCCACCCACATTCCCTCTTCGCTCGTTAAGCTCCATCTTCATCCTGCCATCTCGCACAGATTACATGCAAATTCGATATCGTTTATATTCGCAATCTTCATTCACATTCATACGAAATCATATCATCACAATCTAAATCGTCTGCCAGTATGTACCTCACAACAGTCTGCCCATTCTGCAACATGATCAAACATTTCACCATCCATGACGGCAGCGATTCATGAACATGTGCCCATCGATATGCAATCGGCTCACCCACCGTCACCGCCGCAATATACGAATCATGATAGGTTCTCACAACTTCATGAATATGAACAGTTCTTTCACCACGTTCCGAGGGGAGTCGGCGTTCGACTTCTCGCAAATCATATGTGGGTAGAGGCCCTCGAGATGACGAAGGATTCCTACAAAATCCAAAATACAAATCACCGCTCATCATCAACCCGCTTCATCATCCACAAATTCATTTCCAATAACATATGCACGATTCGTACATCATGATTCTTCATCAACACTAAACATTTTTGCAAACATATCACATTATAAAGATCTGTCGGAACTTGCAAATTCTCCAATACAGAAATGGTCGCAATCTCCCTACACAAAATATGATCTTTACTACTTCCTCGAAATGCAAACCTCCCATCACCCAAAGGGTTCATCGTCGATAACAACACCCGCTTCGATGCGGAACCATGATCATCGCAGACATACACATTCCCAATCATATCACCCTCGAAAGGCCAACACGATTCATAAAACTATCCAAATCAATATACCTCACCTTCACCGCTCCGGTCTGCTTCATCAACACCAAACACCGGCGCATCCGCGCATCAATTCCATTCCGATAATGATCGTACATGACCCCTTCGCTCTCCAACATCACAATCACGGCCACATCATCAATCGGCAACATCTCCATAACCTCAATCACATACTCATTCTTATTCCACTTCTGCCGCCCCCTCTCAGACTCTGTCCGCTTCCGCATCCCATACAAATCAATGTGCCCGTCAAACTTCTCACTCGTCTGACCAATCCCACAACTCACATCAGTCTCAGGATACACTGACAAATACAAATTCCCTTCGACTACTTCTTCGGTACCCACACTCTCATCATATACTGGCTGCTTAGAAAATTACACGAATGCGTTAACACATTCGCAGTTCCTGACGGAACACAAAGCTGCCCATCATCCCGCCGTTTTCGCCCTATCATGCATTGACAACTCGTATCGAGAGATCACCATGCCACTCTTGGGCCATCTCATGGCGAATTCATGGCGACATCATCCATCTCACAAAACTCACCCTCGACTCATCCAGAATTGAAAGATTATGCAATACGGGAGGCGCATCGGCGCCGGGTACATACGCGGCATGGTTCACTTTCGACGCGGAAATTTTTTCTGGAAATTTTTTTGATTCACAGATTCTGCAATTGCTCTCTCGCCTATTAAACGGGCCCTGAATGGGTTACGATGGGCGCACGAATGGGCATATGGGCAATTTGCGGGAATTATGAGACAGATTTACGGGAATTAAGGGCAAATTATGATGATTTATGAGGCTGTTTCGAACTGTTTAAGATGAGAATTATGGTGCAGTACGTGTGCCAGATGGAATGAAAAGGTTGGTGGAATTTCCAGAGTGGTGACGGGGCCTTAGTGGGTGCTGGTACCGGCCAGAAGTGCCACAAATGATCCCCGCCCCGCCCCGGTATTTATGGGGCCGTTAAGGGGCCATTTTAGGGGCCTTTTAGCCCCATCATTTACCGGCCGCTCCTGGCCCCATTTTCCCATTCGTTCTACCCCCTCCGCAGCCCCATTGTTTTGCATCTGTGTTGCACGTGCTATGGCACTTCCTCATGATCACGTATCTTGCCGGTACATGGTTCTTGACCTTCCGGATCGTGATAAGCCAATTGCACCAATGATCGACGTATCCCGCGTCATTCAATACCGGTGTGCTATAGAGTCGTTTTGGATCTGTGAGCCGTTCATTGTTCAGGAGAAGTATACTTGGAGACAATTTACAGGCAGCAAACGTTTTCGGTACCACGATCTTGTAAGGACTTGACATGTGCGCATCGGCATGATCTTTACCGTGCCGTTTCTTGAATACTCTCGCCTCAGCACGTGTTGCGAAGTGCCAGACGAAAAATGACAGTGTCTTTATTTTCGGTATTGCAAAGAAGTACCTCACAACTTGTCATATCGAGAAGAGCCCAATTGGCCAGTGCGAGATTCTTAGACATGGTCATATCGTTCCAATAAATCTACTCTATACCGACTCGAATCCAAATACACAAACTTGGAAGAAATAGAAGAAGTTAAGGAAGATGGAGAAGTTGTGTTACTTTGTGTAAAAAGACCGGAATTGTTCCTTCAAGTCCTTGAGTTGTGATTTGTACTGTTTCTTGTGTTCAGACCTTGGACCGGGTGAATTACTTCCGACATATCCGAAGTAGTACTCAATTGCGCAGGAATTTACACAGACCAGGAAGTTTTGGACATCATTCTTGGTTAGGTGAAGTGTGGTGTCTGAGAGGATGTCCTTGGTCCAGGTGTTCCGTACACTGTCTTCGATATCCTCATCACAGAAGGAGACATCCTCAATGGTCTGACTTAGAAGTTCCCGGGTACATTCGAATTCGTTCTGATTCATGTTTTCCACCACCTTATAGATCTATTCTATACCGATTCGAAATCGATTACACAGATTGTAGAAAGAAGTTAAGGAAGTTGGATAGTAGAGGATTCAGTTACAGACCAGAAGCTCGGACGTATCCACAGACGATTTCACCATCCACGCAGGTGAGTGTACACTCAATGAACGTATCAACATCATTGGTCTGGGGATCGTTGAGGTAGGAGTCGACGGACCAGTACTTTTGGACCGGAAGACCAATGGGAGTCGGTTTATACTCAGAGGCGTAGTCCATGGTAGAGACGAATCGGTCCATGTCACAGGGATAGTAGATGGTCCAGATCTTGGTGTCGAGCTTGTTCATGGTATCCTCCGTAGATCGGTTCCAGTACTTCTACTCTATACTGATTCAGTTTCGAATACACAAAGGAATAGAAATTTGGTGTTGTGTCTTAGTTCTCCTCTTCATCTTCGAAGTTTTGAACAATTTCTGATACCAAGGTACCTTGGTATACCAATGTTTTGGCTTGTGTGGCGGTCATTTCATCGTTTAGAAGTTCAATGAACATCGTGGCCAATTGTGAAGTGATTCTCGATTTGGCAGCGCGCTGCAGCACTTCAAGATTTTCCGATTTATTCTTCATGATGTTCTCTCCTTCAGTACCGTTCCAATAGATCCACTCTATACCGATCACAAATCGATTACACAGTCTCGTCATTCTTTCGAATTTGATTCGTCCATCAATACCCGGTGCGCGACCCAAACCGCCAAGGAAGGGAAGAGAATTATCAGTAAGCCAAGGAAGATCGTGTTATAGTCGTACATGATTCTGTGTGAGTCGAGATGATGTTTCTTAGGTAGAGGAATGGACAACTTGGTGAGTCATCGACAGAGGTTCTTGGCTCATTGTGGAAGGATTGAGAGTGTCTAGACTTTGGTCGACGGTGACAGCCACATTGTCTGCGTTGGTGTAGTGGATCGATCCATCAGCACATTCGATTTTGGCTCGGCAAGTTTCTGTTCTGTGGTCATATGAGTTGTAGTAGAAAGCCACCAGTCTGCCGATTGTGCCGACAGGAACTTTGCGGCCTTTGGTGACCACGACAGTCTTGGGGACACGAAGTTCTGCTTGATGATTGCGAGTGATCAGCGCAAGATCTAGATCTGCTTCATGCTGCAGCATCGATTCAAACATGACCTTGTAGACTTGCGAATCGCGGAATGGATCTTCGCGGAGCCGCTGTCGGTCATATTTATCAAAGAATGCCGGACTTGGGCCAGTGGCTTGGCAAAGAGCATCTGAACATGATGGGTTCTTGCAAGTTCCATAGCTAGCATACGATCCATCCATACAGTCCATCGTGTCATACTCCACAACCCAACGTCGACCATGGCATGTCTGACAACCTCCAACTGCGTTCCAGTTAGCAGCCATCTTGGCACGAAGGTCAGATTCGAGAGATGTACGAAGAGTTGTGGCTTCGAGAAGCTGTGCCTTGAGAATCATGATCTGCGCTTGGTAGGTATCCGGAAGGGCGATTGCGACTTTCTTTGCCTTGGCCATGAGATCCTCCAGCTTGGTTGATAGTCTTACTATATACCGACTGCGAATCGATTACACAGATTGAAGAAATAAACTAAGGAAGTTGAGAGATGGTGCTAGACAGGTTCAAGTGAGAAGTTTGTTGGGTCCATAGTGTAGTTGGCACGGTTCTCATAGTCCTTGGAGAAGGCCTGAAGGACACTGGCCACATCTTCGAAGACACAAGCTTGGTTGCGGTTGAAAGTCCACCGGCGACCATCTGCGTAGAACTTGGCAGAATCCGGTCCGCGGTAGTATTCAGTTCCAAAACTGTTGCTGTATTTTACCACGAAAAGATTGCTGTTCTGGTTCATGATGATCTCCTTCAGTACCGTTCCAATAGATCCATACTATACCGATTCTGTTTCGAATACACAGACTGCGAATATATTTTTGATATGAGCTGAGATGATTCATTCCGAGGCATGTCCATGGAGACTGTGTCTGTTCTCGACCGGTTCATCTCGACTCATTCTGGAGTGACTGTACGGCTAAAACTAAACTGCCCCGGACCGTCTAAGTACCGAGGCAGAATGTTAGTATAAGAAGAACAGTCGCTCAAGTCGCGTGGGTGACCTTGATCCAGCTCCGCATGTAGTCATTGATCCAAGTATAGAGAACCCCTCGGCGTGTCTTTGCGTAGAACTCGACATGGTTTCCGTCCCTTAGGATGAAGAATCCGCCACGGAACCGACCGATATTGGTGGGAGTAATAGACCGAGAGACGCGACTCTTTTGCTCGTCTGAGAGTGAGGCCAGAGACTCGAGCGAGATAGGGATCAGCTTAGCTAGAAAGCGATCATTCTCTTTCTTGGCTTCGCGGCGGCTCTTTAGCTCATCTTGGGCATGGTTACGAAGGCTGACGAGATTGTGTGACGAAAGGGTGTGGTAGTCGATGGTGTCGAGTGATAGCATGATCGTTATACCTCTGTACGGGTTAGATTGAGATCTTGTCGAATGAGTCGAGCTTATCGAGGAAGGCATTTTGAGATGCTCTATTCCCCGATGAATTCAACCTACCATGAGATGGCGATCTGTACAATTTCTGACCACACTTTTTTGCTATTTGCTGATATATGTGGCAAATATAACGGTCAAATTGTGGAGGAAGAAGAGAGATTCGAACTCTCGAGGCCTTTCGGCCTGCTGGTTTTCAAGACCAGTTCCATAGACCACTCGGACATTCTTCCTTAGAAGATGGAATTATACTCAATTTCCTTACTTCGTGTAAGGATTTCTCGCATTAGGACTGTGTAGTAGGGAGAAGAGCGGGTATAAATGTACATTCTCTTGTGTCGACCACGCAAGAATGGTTGCTTGTCTTGGCAAAGGACCATGAAGATGTCATTCTTCTTCAGATCGCCGTACTGTATTGTGTTGTTCTTGGTGAGCAGAAATGCTCGAATGCCGTAGGAAGACGTCACGATCCGAAGCTGGCCGGACCGAACGAGCTTAAGCATATGTGGTGGGTCTCACATTCTAACTTTCGACAATCTGACCATATCATGAAAGAAGTATGTGCAGGAACGAAGCTGAACATGTCCAAAAGCCAATCTTGCTGGCTTTCGAAGCTTCTTGAACTGTCTCTGCAACTGAGTCGACAGTCTCTTTAAGTCTAAGATCTCGATTTGCCCGCATGGAATCGTCTTTCTCTTCATTGTGCTGTCATCCTTTGGTGATTTGGAAGAGGCATCGTAAGCTGATCATGAAGATCCTCCAAGATTCTAACATGGGCTTTGACTTGTGTCGCAGTAATGACGAACTCTGCCGGTGCACGTTCTTGAAAGTATTCGATCTCATCTTCGAGGAACTGCTGAAGAATCTTTGCTTGGTCGTCAGTGACAGTGATCGTTCGCATTGTGAGCTCTCGCTTTCTGAATTGTCCCCACACTATACCACAGCTAACAGCTCATTTGATACCTATCATTTGAGCAGGTTGATCGTAATATCAAGCTCAGCCAGAACGTCGTCCCAGGTACATGGGCTATTGTTCTGCGCAGCAAAGTCTCTAAGAACTGCTCTACTGCATTTGTAATGCTCTTCGATATTCGCTCTAAGCTTCACTAATCTCGCTATGTAAGCTGCTTTCCTTTCACTGTAACTCATGGAACTGGAACGAAGAAAAAGTTGGTTGGGTCCATGATGTAGTTCGCACGATTCGATTTGTCACAAGAGAATGCCGTCAGCAGATTGGAACTCTCATCAAATTTCTTGGCTTCTGTCAGCTCTGACGTCCAACAACGCTCGCCTCCAACTTCATTCGGTGCACCGCGATAGTATTCGTGCCCAAGATCAGTTTTGTACATTACAACATACTTTACCATCATTTCCTCCAGCTTATAGACTTACTTTATACCGAATCAAGCTCGAATACACAAAGGAAGAAAATTAAGGAAGCTAAATCACAAATTCACTTGAAGTACCAATTCGGATCATGTGACTCTGAAGGGGACAGCATATCACGAATGGTTTCAAGTTCCTCTGCAGGGCCACGAAAACGCTGATCAGCAGCCTTCTTCAACAGCGCCTGGTCGTAACGCCTAATTTCCTCGTTGAGAAGGGTTCTGAGCATCTCAACCTGACATGCATCAAGTGTGATGGTTACGTCCTTCATGGCATTCTCCTTCAGTACCGTTCCAATAGATCTATACTATACCGAATCGATATCGAATACACAGATCTGAAAAGAAAATGACAATCTTTCATTTCTCTAAACATCGTGTGACGGCTACCTATAATTAGATTGTCGACAAACCTCGATGGTCGGGCTCTAACGGGCGGGTCTCGTTAGAGCTTTTTTCTTTAATGGCGTTCGTGGCAGGGTTCGAACCTGCGACCGTCGGATTAGAAATCCGAAGCTCTTTCCAGCTGAGCTACACGAACATGTTCTCATGTGTTCATCATTGCGGCATAATTGTCATGTTGAATTTCCTCATCATCAAGTCTGTTGTAGTAGAGAAAGTTTGTGTAGTTGACACGCTTGTAGTTTGTTGAGCTTCTTGGGCTGACCAACACATTCAAGTTCGTAAATGACTTAATAATGCCTGAGAGATGGTAACCAGTCAGTGACCTTTCGTATACGACAGAATCGCCGAGATTGAAAGTTTTGATAAATTTGATGTTGGCCCATGGCGATTCTATAAGGTTCCCTTTGCAGTAGTGGACAATGATGTAGCTAGAGTAGCCCAACTGATCTGAATAGCTAAACACTCTGGCCACCAGCTCACGTGTAACAACAAAGTCATTGACAGTCTGCAGCTTATCTTCTTCCATCACAGCCTTCCATTCGCTGAGAGGCCAAGTTCACCAAGATGCATGTTGTAAGTGAAGCCAGAGGGACCCCAACGATTCTTCGAAACCTCAAGCATTAGCTCACCGTACATGTCTGATGATTTCTTCTCGTCCCGATACAGTTCGATGTGCTGGTCGACAGCGTATTTGATCGTACTTTTCCCGGCATAGTCTCCGTTCTTGTTACATTGTCCAATGAAGACTGAAACGATTCCGGTCTGCTTGGCGAATTCTGTCAGCATTTCGCAACACCTGACGGGAGTGTTTGAATTCGTTGCGCCGTTATACTTTCCATCGTCCAAGGTTTGAAGCGAATCTTGAAGAAGGAAGACACCAGCACGTTTCCTAGCATACTGCACGTCCGGATCATTGCAGATTGCTTGCATGTACTCAAGCAGATCATTTACATTTCTATCTTCTCCACAGCAAAATCCATTCCTGAGCCGTAGTCGTTCACATGCTAATTTTACTTGATAGAGACTTTCTTCTCCCGTGTTGTAGACGACCATGTGACCCTGGCCGGTCAATGAATCGCCAAGTTGTCTCATCAATGTCGATTTGCCTGTGCCTGGTGTGCCTGTAAGCATTACACTTGTCGAGGGGACGAATCCTCCTCCCAATGCCTCATCAAGCCATTCCATTCCTGTCAAGTACCTCACTCTGAACAAGTCAGGTACTTTTACATCAAGAATGTTCGAGCCTCTCTTGACGTCACTCTTCACATTCAGCTTCATGAGACCTCCAGAAGATAGATCTACATTATACCGATTCTGAATCGATTACACAAGCTGCTGATATTCTGACTATTTCTTGTCTTCTGGTTCTGCCGGCACAGGAGCAGTCACAGTTTCTGTCGGAGCTTGTTCTGGCTCTGGTTGCTTAAGCATTCCGTAAGCTGAGGCGAAGTTGAGCTGTGCGATATACTCGAACGTTTCAACCACATGAACGAATTCTGTGATGTCCATCTTTCTGGCCATGACACTTTGCCACAGCTTCTGGATAGTGAATGCTCGTTGATCGTGATAGTGGCTTTTGGTCTTTCCAGTTAGCAGATCGAAGTACTCTTGATGTGGGACGAAGTTACTCATAGACTGGGCTCTCAAGTTGAAGGTGGAATGAATGAGCTTCTGGGCGGATAGCTGCTCTTGCTTGTCGGCTTAAGTTTCTCTAGGACGTAGAATCGCTCTGTGCTGCAAAGTTTAGTATCGACTCGACCGTCTTCTGTCGAGATCACAATCACTTTCCATTCACCCGCATCCAGTCTCTCGACAGATAAGACAACGAACTCTTCCCAGGTCAAGTATTCGTAGAATCGTGCAATGTCGTATTTCTCGCTGTCGAAGTACTTCTCGATATATCTGTCGCCAGGATACATCAGCGATGCGAGTCTGGGAATGATTTGAACTGGCATGATGAAGTTCAGTCGAGTTTCTACAAGACACCTTTGCCCATCGATAACCTCAGACCGATACATCATCACGCTCTTCTCCGAATGTACTAAGTATCAGCCACCCGTTCCGGTAGCAGTCTCTTCGGCAGTCTGATCAAAAGATTCTTCGACCTGCTCTGCACCCGAGCCAACCTTAGAGACATCACTTACGAAAACATAAGCCTGAGCCTTGTGACCGGGAACTTCAACGAAAGCTCGGACTCGGCGGACCAGCACGACAGTTCCGATCTTGCCAATGAACTTTCGATTCAGGCAATGATTGATCTGCACCTTGTCGCCAAGCTCGAGCTTGGGAGCGTCTTTATTCGTTCGAACCTGTGCCGCCTCAAGTGCCGACCTCTTCTTGAGTTCGAAGTCCAGGCATGCCTTGACAGCCAAGAGCTGCGAAGCTTCGAGATTTGAGAACGTCACGGGAAGATTGGAAAGTTCGCCTTCCAGGACAGGTACCTGACTGGCCAACTTCTCGATGCGGACCTTGGCACGGACATTCGGGTCACCACCTCGAGGTTCCCTTGCTTCACCCTTGCTTGGACGACCGACCTTACCCTTCGTCGGCTTATCTGCGGACATCGACTTTGCACTCTTGCCGCCGACAGTTTCTTCCATCTTCTCCTTGGAAGCACGCACCATGTTGACGATCTCTTCAAGCCTAGCTGCACTAACAGTACTCATGATATTCTCCAAGATTTGACGGTTGATATATTTGTTCTAAAACTTTTGACCGATTTCCTCGGCCATGATCTCAATCTAACCTAACGTCTTCTCGAATTACACACAATCTAGAAAAAATTATTTGACTCTGCCAGATAATACCCTCGCGTCTGGATCGCCATATCGAGATGGTCTGCGGCAATGGTCACGATTTCGCGATGGTTATTTACGGCAAATACATACACCGAAAAGGGTCCCTTCTCGTCTGACATCTGAATCCGACGCTCCAAAATGTACAGATCATCACTCTCTTTTCTGCAGAGCATGTCGCCTGTATACAGATCAGACCATTTTGGTTCACGTGCCATGTGCCAGTCTCCTACGGGACGGAATTGTTCTCGTTGATCCGCTCCATGACCATTTGATACAGCGGCTCTTCTAGATCTAGACCCAAAATGTACGCGTGATCCTTCTTGAGGAAAGCTTCTTCCATTTGAAGCAGTTTCTTGATGTTGAGAATCTTTTCTGCCAGCTCTCCAAGTTCCTCTGCCCCGAAGCCGGGAGCATTTACGAAAGCTTGGTCCATTGTCCAGCCTCCCACATCTCGAAGAATCTTGGCCACGTGCCATCGTGCTCCGGCGGCCAGATTTCGATAGTTCTCTCTAAGGTATGTTGGTGTCGCCATTTTTCAAGTCCTGCTGCAAGAATTCAATCTCTTTCATGATATATTTGAGACGATTCGTGACGGATAATACATTCGAAGTTCTGATATGTTTCGGCAGATCCAGCACGATGTCATGATCTTTATTCTTTGCGATCATGTCCAGCAGCTCGTGAACCTCTGCCAGTCCCAAAAGAAGATTCGAACGATCTGTCATGACAAGTCTCTGGTCCAGCGTTCAAGCAGATCGAAACTCGGCATCTGATCCTTCGTAATCATCCCATCTGTCGCAGCTCGTACTTCTGATGCTGCTGTCTGGCCAACAATCCACCAAATATTTGGAGCTGCAATCGCCTGATAGTTCCCTCCCGTGTTGGCCAAGGCAGTCATGAAACGTCTGGCATCATTCTGCGAAGCTGCCAAGATCAGTTCCCTAGCTACATTCTCTCCAGAGATCCTCTTCTGTTTGAAGTGATTACTAACTGCACCTGCGGCCAAGCCAATTCCGAACCATGTGAATAAACTCATCTTACGACTCACAATCTAAAGTTTATGATCAGCTTCTATATTTCTAAGAATACTCTACAATTCGAAAAGATTACACAGCTTCAGAATTATTCACAAATTCATTCTGAGATGACCTTCTCTAGAGGCTGTCCATGTAGCCAGTGTCGGTCCAAAGGTGATTCATCTCGGCTCATTCTGGGGGCCCGAAACTGTATCCAAAACTGATATGATCGTTCCCATTCTGGATACACGGCAGCCAGAACAAATAAATCGAAAATGATTCAAGTTGTGTAGAATTGTCTTAAGACAGATTACAAATAGAAGAGTTTAGAGCAGACTGGATCGGTAGCTCAGATGGTAGAGCTACGGACTTTTAATCCGCGTGTCATGGGTTCGATTCCCATCCGATCCACAATCATAAGAGGGTTTAATGATGGCAGATTTAGAGTATGCGACGATCGAGGCATTCGTTCAGTACATGATGGATGATGAACGAGAAGAATTCAACAACGCAGACTTGGTGGCTCTTTCGAAAAGTTTGGCACTTCCGACGCCAGAGATTCGAAAGAAGCTTGAGACATATGGATTACGTTTGAAAATACGGAAATGATCATTTACACGAATCACTCTGAAATGTAGATTTAATCATGCCCGCTCAGAATCACCAGCAGACTCCAGAGTCGATGATCAATGTGATCGATATTACTGAAAAGATGGAACGCTGGAGCAGTCCCTTTCGGATCAAAAAGTTCAGCGTTCAGATCTCATCGTACGGCAAGTTCAAGATGACGCTGGACGACGGCTCGATTACCCTCTCGCCTCTCGATGCAGTCAAGCTCGTGAGATATACCATCGACACGCTGAGATCATTCAAGATCATCATCAAGAACTGAGTGACCGGACAGTATACTTAAATTTGTGCTTGTCGTCGCGAACTTGACAGATTGGTTTCGGGAACAACTCTCTACCTTACAAGCCTCCAAAGAGTCCACAGCATACATCGTCAATGTCCTTTCATCCATGTCTGTATCTGGAAAGAAAGACATATCTGATAAGTCTATCGTTCTGGAGTTCATCGGAGCCAAAGCCAGAGCGGACTTTTCCTCATATGTCAATATCGGGGACTGGGTCTTCTACCTAATGTCTACCAGGCCAACTCTTGCTACCGCATCTGATGATGACTTGAAGGTCACTCTGGCTAGACTGTCTTACTACACATGCTACAGAATGCTTGGCAAATCATGGGCTCTGTATGAAGAGCTGGCCGACAATTTCACCAACATCTCAAATCAGGTTCACAGCAAACTTTACACAAAATAAAGAAAATAAGCTAAGGAAGCTGATTTATTGATTAATGGTTGAGGCCACAGAATTTTGTGTAATTATACAATTTTCTAGAGCCGTCCGGTTTTATAATAAAAATGCCTTTTTTGTTGAATGATGCAATATTGCCAATTGCGTGTAAATACGAAAAACCATCCGGCCGGCCATATATGGTGCATTGATCACCAATTTTGAATGCGATTACATTGATTAGCGTTTTCCAGTCCGTTTTTGAAATCCAGCCAGAATACACGTTTAATATCATTGTCCGTGTTTTATTGTCAATAAAAATCCTGCCGCAGCATGCCGGTTGACCGGGTGTGGAGCCAGATGCGATAGCAACCTCAGCAACTTGTTCTAGTTGTTGTTCCATTCCTCTACTATATACCGATTCGGTTTCGAATACACAGTTTTGAGATTTTCGATTATATGTTATGGCTGCAGAATTTCGTGTAATTGTGCATCTTGCCGGTACCGTCAGATTTTTTGATGAAAACTCCATTTTTGTTGAATACTGCGATTTTTCCGGTTGCCTTTTCCCCTGGGATATTGCAGATATCTCCAACTTTGAAAATCACTGTACCTAGCATGGTTTTCCAACCGGTTTCTGACCGGTCATCGGGATGAATGTTCAAAACCATAATTTTGAAGATGATGGCTTCGCCACGAGCGTGTATTCGTGCCACTCGGCGTTCCCCTGAGGTGCCATTTGGGAGTACCACATCGCCAATAAGTTCTAGTTGTTCCATTCCTCTACTATATACCGATTCGGTTTCGAATACACAGTTTTGAGATTTATTCGATAATTTGAGCAGTTTTCTTCTTCTTGGAGGATTCTTTCACATGTTCTTCGAATCGTTCTGGATCAGATTCTGGATTCCAGCAACCCGTACAGAATGCCTCTTTCACGATGGCTGTACGCGACATGTCTGGGGTCACCAGAATGAGCTCAGAATCACTCGCTCTGGCTCCATACAGATACCATTGGCCAGAAGACTGGTGATAGACGTGAGCTCCTACCTCATGCTTCACGGGTATTGTGTAAGTCTTGAAAGCGTTGTAGATGCGATATTCAAATTTCGTCACGATTCATCCGACCTTCTCGTATACGCCATACCGTGTACCTGGATCTTCCGGCAGAGGTGACCAGTCCATGGCTTCGCATGCTTCCATAGCCTCTTCCTGGGTTGCAAATATGTCGGCTTTGTTGATATTCACATGCCAGCCAGTTTCACAGTTCCAGTACCATGTGTCATAGCCTTCAGATACACCAACAACCCACTGTGTAGACATGATTTCCTCCGCTTTGTAGATTTACTTTATACCGAATCGAAATCGATTACACAGTGCAGAGCTTTTCTAGTGGAAGATCATACACGACGAAAATCTTTCCGGAACTGTGAAGGAAATGCTGGCCACGGACTATAGCTGTGTATGGAGAACGAATACTTCTTTCTGGATCTGGAAGGGCTATGAATATTTCATCCCATCCGACGGTCATTGTTTGATTCGAATGCGCCGCAGAGTTGTAAACGATTATGCCACTCCAATTACGGCCTTCCGAAAGTTGATCTGCATCATAAAGTCCTGTGAATTTGCAACAGTCTCCAGGAACGATGTTGCTTCGTTCAGTTGGAACGAACTTTTCCATTTTTCTGTGCTCGTTTCTGATCTCGAATGAGTTTCTTGGCTTGTCGTTGGGCTAGCAGCTGAGCCTTAGCAATAGCTCGTTCTTCTTTGGATCGATTCTTGGTTCCCTTTGGCCTACCTCGACCTCCTCCGGTCTTGCGTGTTTCTGCTTTGACAGCTGGTACCTTTGCGGCAGCTTTTGCTACATTCCTAGCATTCTTCTTGTCCTGTGATGCCTTCTTCCTGGCTAGACGTTCCTCGGCTTTGGCCTTCTGCTCAGCAAGTCTAACATGCTTCGGACGATTCGGGACTCCCTTCCTTCGACCTTGCTTCTTTTCAGATGAGACAGTTTCTACAACGACTGGAGTTGGGACTGCTTTCTGAACGCCCATGGTCGGAGCTGGTTTGATCTTTTTGGTACGCTGCTTGTAGAATGATCCTTTCTTCGGCGGAATCTTGTACACGTAACTGTACTTGCTGGGACCCTCCTTCCAGTTATCAAAGACTCGTCGGCCGGTCTCCATGCAGAGCAGTCTCATTGTTCCATCATCATCCATTGTGAGGATCTTGTAGACTGCAGTGTCGAGCCAATATCGCTTATCGACCAAGCTGGCACATCGTTCTAGAACCAGCTTCTCGCCGACTTGGACCAGAAGCGTGCCTCCCACGATAGCATCCTCGAGATGAGTGATGTCTGGCTTCTGGTTGGACTCTGCTACGCCATGGTTCTCCAGAGAGACTCGAGGGACGAATGATTCATCGACAGATTCTTCAAGCTCTTCGCTACCATCATCGTCAAGGTCAGTATTCTCTTCGAATAGACTCGCCAACTGGCTAGCAATGGAGAGTGACGTATTCTCGTCCATTTCGATTAGTGAATCGTCTTTCATGAGTTCTACTTTACCAAGAAAGTGAAAGAATTACACGACCGGTGAGAACATTATTTCTGTGACTTCACTTTCTTCATCATTGAGAATATCTGAAAGGGATGGACTTGACGGATTTTCTGCTACCCATAGGACATAATGGCGATCGTATCGCAGAATATGCTCAGACAACCAACTCTTTACGATTTCCATGAAGGCCACCACATCCAAAGTGTCAATCTTTCGATGACAAACTTGGACTAATCTGATGAAGTCTTCATGTTCTGCGATGTGGAGTAGTAGATCGTTGAAGGGATAGCTTTTCTTCTTCATGTAAAGCTCTTCATACGAAAAGTGAATTTGTGAGAAGTCTATGACATCTTGCAACAATTTCTCGAAAAGATCGTATTGCCGTGTCGAGTCAGATTCGAGCTGCAGCAGATCTAGGTATCGATCGAAGATATGAAGAAAATATTCATGTTGATGATCTAATGCATGATCACCTAGCGTCGGAAGTCTTGGATCAGGACGGCTCATTCTCTTGATTTAAGCTATAGCATGTCTATCTGATAAAATTCTCGCTTCATTGCGAGAAGAATGTCGAAATGATTTTAGCATTGAATGTTGCTTCGCAGTATACTCTTGAAGACTACAGTCATCATCCTTCCAGACGATGTAGTGCTTGTCTACGCCGATGACATGCTGGATGAACCACCAACGTGTAAATTCTGCGATCGAATCGATGTTGAGTTTGTCGATATACTTGGCGAAATCCTCAAGCATATGCAGAAAGAGTAAATGCTCTTCGATATGTTGAGTCAGGTAAGGGTATCCTTGGTCCCTCATCTGCAGCTTTTCAGTTGCGAAATGAATGTGAGAATATTCGATAAGATTCTCTAATAGTCTTGTGATGACGAGCTTCTTGCCTGGGATTGTCAGTTCTGCTTTGAAGATGTCTTCGTAACTGTTCAGAAGCGTTTCGAAGTATGAGTGTTATAGGTCGATTAACTCATCTCCTAGCTTCGGTAGCATCATCAGCTCAATTTAGCAACTCTTGTACGTATCCGCTCTCAACCAATTCAGCCCAATATTTCCTTGCTGATGCCTTAGAATTCACGTACTGCTCGGAATATGTCTCTGCAGTATTTGCAATCACAATATTGACAGTGTCACCTTCGACGCCAAAGTAGATTCGCGGACCGTATTTATTTGGATTGCCGTGTCGAAGCATGAAGATCTGTCTCTCAGTTCCCTCGACGCTGTCTAACGTATCGACATTTCGTTTCTCATCTTGAACCCGAAGCTCAACTTCACATTCGCATTCGTCATTTTTCTTTACATCTGACATGTAACGTTCCCTCACTTCTCGTTGATTGTCGAATTCGATTTAGACAGCCGGCTTTGCCTTGCGGCCACGCTTCTTGACAGGAGCTGCAGTCTGTGCGGAAGTATCTGCTGGAGTATTTGCTGAGGCTTGAGTCGTGGCGGTCGCAGCTGCTGCAGCCTGTCGTGCCAAGCGTTCCTCGTTAGACTTTTCAACCTTCTGCATAATTTCCTTGTCATCATTGAAGATTCGAAGGACGTGCTTGACCAGTGCCTTGTGGGCGATCCGGATCTGATCAATGCGCTCCTTGCCTGGCTCAGACAAGATTCCCCAAAGAACGATGATGAGATCGTCCGGAAGGCAGTCTGCAAAATTCTTTAGATTTTCTCCCTGCGATTCGAGAAGCTCATTCTTCTTGACATGCTGCTCGATCTTGTCAATACAAATGTTCCATTTCTCCTGGCCGAGCTTCTGAATCTTGTCCTTGTACTTGTCGAACTCATTGAGGATGTTCAGAGCCGTAATCTGCTTGTCCAAATTCTTGACATACCCAGTCAGGGCGATGGATGCCTCATTTCCGACGAATCCACGCGCCAATGAATAAAAGAGAGGGCTCTCGGCATCTTCTACCACGTTTACCATAGTAAGTGCAGAATTAAGGCGATCCCAGCTGCGTCGCGACGGCTCAACCACGCCCGGGTCCATCTTCATGGTCGGATCAAGGAATCGATGGTTGTGCTGGATAAAGCCCCACACATGCTCATGAATGCCACCCTCGTCCTTGGCCCAAGCAATCCACTCTTCCACGGTCGGCTTGAGATCAACAACCCAGAACCGATCCAGAAGTGCCGGATCAATTTCATTGACCTGATACGAAGCTGATGTGTTAATGGCTGCGTAGACTCGAGTCTCGGGATGAAGCTTGTGGCCATTCAGAGTACGGTCAAGGACGATCTGAAACGCGCACTGTAGCACTTCTGGAGTCGCACGATTCAGTTCATCCAGAAACAGTACTCGAGGATTGTCGCAGGCGTCCTTGTACCAGTCAGGTGGAAGGAACTTGGTCACGCCATCCTCAACCTTGGGGAGACCGATGACGTCACCTTCTGACATTTGGCTCATTCGCTTGTCAGTTAGCTGAAGCTTGAAGACGTTCTTGGCCAGTTGCCAGACGCCTCCAGACTTTCCAAGACCATGGTCGCCTCGGATAAGGACCGAAATGTTGGCCGGCAAGGCCGAAGCACACTTGAAAAACAACTCAAAATTCATTGCGACGGACATGCTTTTGTCTCCTGGTACTGTCTAGTTTATCATATTAGATCCAGCATTACACAGCTGAATCAATTTAATTGACAAGATGTTGTGGCGGAAACAGAACGTAGTTCAATTCGCACCCGTAGAGATCTGTCAGAAGTTCGTAGGCATCCTCTCCTTCTTCTTCTGTGGATGCTATGGCCACCAGATCTGCGTTCATCTCCATGTGATCTGGAGGGAGAGAATATACAAGATAGAGCTTCGGGAGCTCGTACTTTTCCAAATCGTTTCGTTCTATTTCTGAGATGATCTTGATCATTTTCGTCTCCATTCCTTAAACTCTATCTAGACATTGATTTACACAGACTTCTGAAAATGATCTTTAATTCTTCTTCTTGTGTATTCTCTTTAAATTGAGATTAGAGTGGGGATCATGAGCAATCCTGCTGCAGAAACTGGTCGACGAATTCAGACCAAAGATGATTTCGAAAAGCTTGTCGTTGAGACAATGCATAAGAATCCATTCCTGGCCAACATCGCCCGATACATTCGACGACTTCCGACCGATGAGATTCCGACTGCTGGAGTCTCGTACTGTAAGGAGACGGACGATCTTCTACTTCGATACAATCTCGAATTCTTCTCTGGCTTGACGAGGGATCAAGCTGCCTTCGTATTCTATCATGAACTGTACCACATCATTTGGAAGCACCTTACCCGAATCCGTAAGCCTTTCATGATTTGGAACTACGCGACAGACCTCTCGATTAATTCGACGCTGAAGGCTTCGGGCTGTTCTCTTCCTGAGCATGTTTTGCTTCCAGGCTTAAGGCCACCTCCTCCGGCAGATTTCGTCAAAGCATTTCGAATCAATAAAGAGACGAATCAGCTTGAAGAGTATCAGCGAAAACTGTCCGATGAGGAGAAGAACTTTAGCGAATCGCTAGCAGATCTGATCGAGAATCTTCCTCACGGCAAAGCCAGTGATTGGTACTTCGAGATTCTGATGCAGTGGAATGATCAGAATGGAAACGCTTTGGGAGACAAGCAATATGTTCTTGTCCCGGGCGGACTTGGAGATGGAGACGATGACCACAGCGGATGGGATTCGATTCCGGAACACATGAAGGATCTAGTCGAAGGTAAGATTCGGCAAATGGTCCAGAAGGCTGTCGACAAAGCAGACAGCTCATCAGACGGTTGGGGAAGTATTCCGAGCGGAGTCAGAGAGGAGATCAGAAAGTCTGTCAATAATTCTGTCGATTGGCAAAAGCTTCTTAACAATTTCACGGGCATGTTGGCCCGAGGAGAAAGGACAGTCACATTCAAGCGTATCAACAAGCGATATCCTTACGTTCACCCCGGAACGAAGCGAGGCTATAGGGCAAGGGTTGCAGTGTTTGTAGACCAGTCTGGGAGCGTTGATGACAAGAGTCTGATTCGTGTCTTCGGCGCTTTGAACATGTTGGCCAAGAAAGTTGAGTTTGACGTATTTCATTTCGATACAGAAGTCGATCAGGCGAATGGGTTCACTTGGAAGAAAGGAAAGAAGTTCCCATCTGTCTTGCGGACACGATGTGGAGGTACAGACTTTAATGCTCCAACGAATTTCGTCAATGATGTCAAGAATCGCGGACGGTGGGATGGATATTTCATCGTAACTGATGGTGAATGTGCCAAACCGAAGCCGAGCCGATTGAAGCGTGCATGGATCATCGTTCCTGGGAGGAAATTGCTATTTCAAACCGACGAGTTCACTGTCACAATGTCGAAAGATGAAGGGAAAAATTCTTAAGAATTTCAGTTCTGTACACTGTCCTGGTGCTGATATAAAGTTTGAACGTCTAGTGGAGATAAGAAAGTCTAAGAAAGGGATCAGCACCAATGAGTAAGCGCACGAATAAGAAGGTTGTCCAACGAGATCGTTCCTATGAGACGAATCGAAATGCCAGGGTAGAGACATATTTCACGCGATCTGGAGATCTTCGAACGTATACAGCCAACCGAGATGAAGGGTCTTTGCGAGTCAGCGCAGTCACGACAGAGAACAACGCAACACGTGTCACAATCACCCGAGGAGGTAATGAGGAAGTCTTCGTTCTGTCTGGCCGCGAAGCCAATACACTACTTAGAGTTCTATCACGTCATCAGAATGAGCGCGCAGAGCAGAGTTTCTAACACGTAGCATATATAACTTAACATATCTTTTCTGCAACGAATCTGTTCGGGACTTGCTGGACCCAACCCGATCTACCAGCATGTACAGATTCGTTGCAGATTTCTTTTAATCATCCTACACATTTCACTTTGGCCGGTGTAAAATATTTTCAACACATTCTGATCGTGTAACTGAACAGTGATCAGGATTACCTTCGTAAAGAAAGGAGCCAAACATGAATATCTCAAATTTGCTCGTCCAAGGACGAAGCTGCTGTCTCATCACAGCCACATGTCTTCTTGCGGCTTGTAGCTGGAGCGTTGACAATGTGACAGAATCTACAGAGTCGAATTCTGCCGCATGTACCGAAAAGTCTTCTGACAAAGACAAGAAAGAGAGTAAAGAGAAGGAAGACAAGGGCAAGAAGGACAAGGACAGTAAGAAAGAAAAAGAGTCTGATAAGGGGAAGAAAGATAAAGACAAGGATGATGATAAGGATTCCAAACAAGCCAAGAAAGATGCTGGTCAGCCTGTACAGCTCGATTCCGGAACTGCAACATCGTCCATCCCAGACAGTTCTCCAGCTCCCACGGACAGTTCGCCTGACACAAACGCTCAGACTGTCGCTGATGTAGGAACAGACACTGCACCAGAAACTCCAGAAGCTGCTCCTCCAGCTCCACCACCGCCAGGATTCGGAGGCGGATTTGGAGCGACATGTCTCCCTGCTGTCAAGCTCACCCATGCCAATGCTCGTATGACATTCCCTCAGAACGGTATGGCAGTCGGTGAAGGGAACTGGACTATGGAAACATGGGTCAAGCCTCATGACGAGTATACTGGCCCGTCACGGATCTTTGACATGAACGAGAACTATGCAGCTTGGGGATTTCGTCTCGGATATGAGAACGGAAAGGCTACATGCTACACATACAACGACCATTGCCCTTGCGGACCGGGGACAGCGAACCCCTACATCACTTCTAAGACATCTATAACAGGAACCGGTTGGCATCATGTGGCTTGCGTCAGGAATGGCTCTAACCTGTCACTCTGGGTCGACGGGATACTAGAAGGAGAAGAGTTCAACGTCCAGAATAACTTCCAAAGCGTTGGATTGATGAGCCTAGGCATGATGTCGGGCTACATTGGACAGACAGGATATCAAGCCGCTCCAGTCTTTATTGGACCGACACGATTCTCGAATGTCGCAAGATATGGTACACGGTTCACACCCTTTGACCAATGGTCACATGACTCTGCAACTGTCATGCAGTTCTTGGTTCAGAAGTCATATGATCCGAATGTTGGACAATTGGTCGACGAGGTTGATGGTGATAACACAGGCACATCATTCGGTGGAGTAGATCCAGCCTGTCAATGATAATTAGTCGTAATGAAGATCACTCTCGGACAACTCCGGCGCCTGATTAGGGAAGCCGTCGAACTATACGAAGCCAAACCCCCGTCAAGACCAAAAACTTGGGCTGAACTACATGGAAGAGTTCGCCCAAAGAGTCATACAGAACTGATCGGAAAACATGTCAAACTAACTGATGAGGATGGTCGTGAACAGATGGGAGTGGTCACTGCTCCGCAAGATGCTGACGATGTAACCCATCTCACACTCAGACCATCCCAAGGAAGCGGCAAGGTAACTTACTTCGTGCCTGAAGAGACGGATGTCGTAGAACTATCTCCTGAGGAATTGGCACAACACAAAGCCCAAGGCACAGCAAAC